AAAATAAATAAATATAGTTAGATATACAGACCAAATGTGACAAAATTTTGTCACATCGCATGTAAACCCTAGAGCCCCAAGGGTTATGCGTAGGTTGTGCATAGGATTTTTGACCTAAATTTTGTCACATCGATGTGACAAAACTTCCAAAACGTTGATATGACGGGGTTTGGGGACGTGACAAAAATATGACATTTTTATATAAGTATAAAATATGAGAGAAAAATATGCAAAATTTATGCATAAATATGCAAAATGAGGTATAAAATGGACATTTTAGGGTGTTTGTACAAAGATAAAATAGTTAATTGGTTAAGGATGTGACAAAATTTTGTCACATACCTGTATAAAATGTCACATGCGACAAAATATGTGACAAAATCGTTTTTTGCAAATTCGTATACACGAATTTGCCTCATTGGGGTATCCCCCAAAACCCATTTACTCTACGAAAGATGTAGTCGCAGTCTTGCGATAACGAAATACGAAAAGGAAAACATAAATGGATGTAAACATTATATCCACCGGTTCACAAGGAAATTGTGTTGTTATTGACAACATCATTATGTTGGACGCAGGTGTTACAAAAAAGAAAATCACTGACACAGGTTATGATTTTGACGATTTGAAAATGCTATTTGTAAGCCACAAACACGGTGACCATGCAAACATGCCTTTGATTCGTTATTGTATCGCACGAGAAGAATACGTGACACATTTAACTGATGATGGACGAGAAGTCGAAATTCCTCAACCAAAATATCAAGTATTTATTCCTGAAGCGGTATATGACATGTTTAAGGAAAACGAATTAAAACGCAAAGTTGACCCAATTGATGTGGAATATCAACCACGCAATGTTCATCTTCATGACCGTGGAAAAATCTATCATTTAGAAACAGAAGACGCTAAATATACAATTTCACTTCACCCACAAAAACACCACGATATTGTTAATTATGGTTTTGTGATTGAAAAGGAAGTTGACCACAAAACAGAACGTCTTTTATATGTAACCGATTTAGACACTGTTGAGCCAACAAGTGTTGGCCCGGGCTTGACATCCTTAGGGATGTTTGATATAATAGTAATGGAAGGTAACTATGACGAAATCTGGTTACGTGAATACATTACTCAAACAATGGACGTATTAGACCCCAATATTGACTCGTCTCAATTGACGGATAAAGAATTGGATAAATATGTTCGTTTGAATTATCGAAATATACCAAAAGACATGTCAGCAGGTCTTTTTCGTGCCGTACAAAACATGCGTCATTTGTCAAAACAACAGGCGCGTGCCTATGTACGCCAACATTTAAAACCGGGTGGACAATATTATGAGGTTCACCGTAGTTCTATGTTTTATGAAAAACCAGATGACTGGACATTACTAATCAAATAAGGGGGTAGCCCATGGCAAATGAGTTACAAAAATTTATGGTACCTGATACAACATGGGCTGCCATATCATCTGAAATTACAACACTACGTGAACGTATTGCAAATCAAGAAGACCTTGAACCACAAGACGTAGTCAAAGTTCAAACACTTGTTAAACAAGTTGAAGATTTTGGTAAAGGTTATTCTAAAGAAGTCAACAACACCGCACGACGTTATAAATCTTTTCTAAGTAAGAAACTTGAAGAATTAGGTTATAGCGAAATTTCAAATTACGTTGCCAATCGAAAACGGGAATTAGACCGTCAAACTAATGCTCGTATGGCTGATAAAATGGCAAAACTAACAGATATCGTCCATAAAGAATTAGAACTACACCCAGTTCTTAATTCAACAGGTCTTAAAGAAACCATGGTCAACTTGTTTATTGGACGTTTTCCAAAAATGAACAGTGGTGCCATTAGTAATGAAATCAGAAACTGGAAACCAATTGAAAGTGTTATTAAGACACAAATGGACAAGGCAGAAGAAGTGTTGAAACTAAATCCAGCTATGTTATATCTTCCGGTTTATAGCCAAACATTTCAAACATTGGCGTCTTATTTACGAACTGGTGATATGCAAATTTTAGCAACCTTGCCAGAAGTTTTTAAAGCAGACGCTGACTTACTACGTAATGTTGTTATTAAACAACAAATGCAAACAACTGATGATTTGTTAAATCTCATTCAAGGCGTAATGTCAAGCCACGAATCAAGCGATAACAAATTACAACAAATCAAACAATTAATTCTCATCTGGGACACTATTTAAGGGGAAAAACATGACAGACAATATTTTCAACCAATCATTCGAATCACTTTTGCAATCAGTAGGCGTTTCATCTGAAACACCAGCTCAAGAAACAGCTCCAACACCTGAACCAACACCAGCACCTGTTCAAGAAGTTCCACAAGTCAATGACACAACACAAAGTATCTTTGACCAATTCCAACTTCCTGACGAAGTGAAAACGGAAGAACCTGTTGAAAACAAAACAGAAGAATACAAGGTTGACATGGATATCTTTGGCGCTCAAGATGTTGCACCAAGTGTTGCACCAACAGAAGTGAAACAAGAAGAAATCGAATCAGCTCAACCAGTTGTTGAAGTCAAACCTGAGCCTAAGCCTGAGCCAAAGCCAGAACCAAAGCCAGAGCCTAAACCAAAAGCCAAGAAATCTCCAGCTAAGAAAAAGGCTAAAGCTGAAACAACCGTAGACCTCAAGTCTGAAGGTTTGATTGACGCAGAAACCGTCGCAGCGATTGAAGAAGAAATTGACATCATCGTCAAAAAGGCGCTTCGCAAATCAATCATTAAAAACCTTAAAGCTATTGCGGACGAAATGTAATGGCTGAACTCACATTACAAAGGTTTGCAGCATTACAAAAGATTTATCAAACAAACAGTGAAGACAAGCCGGAAGTCTTTCAAGCGATTTCCGGTCTTGTTTCCGATGAACATTATAACAACATGGTTTCTTATTTGAAACACACACTTTCAATACCATGCAAATCATCAGTTATTCAAAGTTTCATCAATCATTGTATTACTCATTTAGAAGAACCCCAAGTTGGTTATGAGCTGTTGACTTACCAAGAGTTGGGATTACCTGACTTGACCGTTGGTTCACATATCTCAAATGAGTTGAAGAAACAATTAAAACACGAATCTTTTGTTGTGGCTGGTAAACGATTACACTTAGAAATTGTTAAGGAATATTTAGTTAAAGCTGAGGTTATTAATGTCTAGTTATAACAAGGAACAACAAGCTCTTATAGATGCCCCTTTAGACAGTACCGTTGTTGGTATTGCCTCAGCGGGTTCAGGAAAAGAGCAACCACTTACTGAACCAATTTTAACACCAACGGGTTGGACAACCATGGGACAATTATCTGTTGGTGACAAAGTCGTTGGCTCTAATGGTAAACCCATCACTGTACTAAAGATTTTTGAAAATGGTCTAAAAGACAATTACAAAATCACATTTACTGATGGGACATTCACCTATTGTGGTTTAGAACATTTATGGACATTTAAAAACGATGCCTATATGGAACCACAAACACATACACTTTCAACATGGTTAACACGTGATGACTTAAAAGGTTTTTATCTACCAAGTCTGGCACCTGTTGAATACACGTCTAAACAAGTGCCAATTCCAGCTTATTTGTTGGGACAATATTTGTTAGACTCAAATGCTCTTAGTCAAACACATCTTTTCAATAAAGATTATGACAAGGTTGCTCAAAGTATTATTAAACTAAAACTTCGTGTACTAAACAAAAACAAGTTTATTCCAGACATTTATAAATTCGCAAGTGTAGAAGTTCGTAAAGAATTACTTCAGAGTTTATTTGATGTCAACGCCCTTGTGACCAATGGCAAAACCCAATTTGTAGCTGATAGTGACCAACTTGTTTTTGATGTGGCTGAAATTTTACGTTCACTGGGTATTGTTTGTAAAATCAAAGATGATGTCTTAGAAGTACCATTTGAATACAATACTAATATTGACTCATTTATGCAACATTACCGACGTTATGTTGACAAAATTGAAAAAGTTGGACAATGTGACATGCGTTGTATTATGGTTGACGCACCTGACGCCTTATATGTCACTCGTCACCATATTTTGACCCACAACACCCACACCATGTTGGGACGTACTCAACGAATTCTTCGTGAATACACCACTGGTCGTGTTCTTTTAATTTCCTTTACCCGTATGGCCTCTAACGACTTACGTCAAAAGCTTATGCGTGTAATTCCTGAACATGAAATGCGCCGTATTGAAGTAGGTACATTTCACTCAGTAATTGGGAAATTAATTCGTTCAAACGCTGTACAAGTTGGTTTGCAACCATCAGTATCTATCATTGATGAAAACTCAACCAACACAATGTATCGTTCAATTATTGAAAATAATCCAGAACATCTTCGTGTTGCTGAGTCATGGTTTGTAACACCAAACCATAAAAAACTAGTCAAACGGGATTTCAACAAAATTGCAGGAACTGTATCAACACTTGTTAATACAGCGCAACCACAAGAATTGGAAACAGGTGTATTCTCTAAGGATACCAAATACCGTATTTGGAAAACAGATACACAACGTATCAATGATTCAAATTTAGAAGAAATCATTTCCATGCTTCATAAGATTTTCATTGAGTCCTTGAAAGTTAGTCGTGAAACTAACACACTTAACTATGACCATATTCTCTTCATTGGATATCTTATGGCTAAAAACGGTCTTTTGAAATCTTATGCAGACGCTTTAGTTCACGTCATTGTAGATGAGTTTCAAGATACTAACGCTTTGCAAGACGCCTTTGTAAGAGCTATTGGTAAAGATAAACTCACTATCATTGGGGATATTGACCAAAGTATCTACGAGTTTCGTGGTGGACGATATGAGTTAATGGAAGCCCATGCCAATGAAGGTCATGTAGTCAACTTATCCAGCAACTATCGCAGTTACCAACCGATTTTGGATATTGGTAACAAGATTATTGCCCACAACATTAGTGGTTCTAAATATCGTAAACCCATGCATGCCGCTATTGCAACAGACGAAGGTTTTGGGGGTATTTTATACACCAAGGCTTATCGTGACCAGCAAGAATCCGATTTCGTTGTAAACAAAATCAAATATCTTATAAGACAAGGTGTTAAACCATCAGAAATCGCAATTCTTGTCCGTTCACGTATGTCTATTGCTTCTATCAATTTAGCCTTACAACGTGAAAAAATCACTGTCAATGACACGACTCGTTTTGCTGACTTTATGAATTCAGACGTAATGGTAGATACTCTGAACTTTGTGAAAATATTCACAAATCCGAAAGATGTCTTTGCTTTTATGTCTATTCTTGACCGTCCAGCACGTGGTATTGGCCCTAAAGCGGTAGATACTTTGTTAGCAAAGGCTGAAGAACACAAAATGGGAATTATTGAATTTATTATGTCTGAACATGTATCTGAATTGACACCTGCTTTACGTAATAAAGTCACCATATTCTCTAAAATTTATGGTAAATTGATTGACCCACAAATCACCATGACATTTCCTGATATGATAGATTTCTTATTGCAAGAAACCGGATATGTTGAATGGATTAACAGTCTCAAGAACAATGAAAGTCACAAACGAAACTTGACAATTTTATCAGGTGTAGTAGAAGACTTTGTTGAAGAGTATCGTCGGGAACACAACCAATTCTCCCTATACGATATTGCCAACGCCTTTACCTTTGAAATGTCAGCATCGACCCGTCAACAGGACAATGACGGTGTAGTGATTGCGACTATTCATGGTTCTAAAGGTCTTGAGTGGGAACATGTTTTCTTGTTAGGTATGGAACAACAAGGCTTCCCGGGCAACACATGTGACGAAATGGACGAAGAGTCTGAGCGTCGCTTAGCTTATGTCGCTGTCACTCGAGCTAAAAAGTCATTGACCCTATGTCAGTCAGAAAATCGATTAACCTTTGGCGAAACGATACTGACTAAGAGTCAATTTCTTGATGAGGCTGAATTAGACCAGCCAAAACGTCTATAATCTGACGCAAAACACTTGCGTCAGAACCTTTTTTATGGTATAATAAAAGAAGATTATACAACTTTAAAAATATTTAGAAATAAATGCAGCATGGGATGACCAGAAATGGTCTGACTGTGTAGAGGTGTGCAGTACGCCACGTGTCATGTCAGTGTCATACTATATGCACAAAACTATTATCACGTGAATTCATATTTCACACTTTTAATAGAACTGTATACCTCTTTAAAGGAAGAAAAATGCAAGACAAACATTTAGAACAGGCTGTAACACAAGATACAGAACAAGTTTTAAAAGCTGTATCGCAAGTTTCATATGGTTTACAACCAGTAGGTAAGCTTGAATTACTGGAAATTGCGGAAAACACTAATCGCGAATTAGGTTATGACCTTTTTGAAGATTTGTATTATCCGAGATTAGTAATTGATTTTGCCCGTGTAACACGCGCGGTGCAAAAAGAAGCTTTAAAATCAAAATAGAGGACAAAATGGCAAGTATCCAAAGCTATAAAAAAAGGATTTAATTATATATGAAAATATTTTGGGATATAGAATCCTACACTAATTTGTTTTGTGCGGCATTTATCGATGAGAAAAACGCCTTAGAGATGTTTTATATTGTCAACAGTGCAGAAGACGAGGGTGAGGTTATTCGTGCCTGTAAGGACTCAGGATATCCATTTAAAACATTTGATTTGACAAAAAATGTTGAACGTTTTAAATGGCATTTTGAAAAACGAATTCCTAAACCGGCTGGAAACTCACTGTTATCTGATTTCTTAGGTGTAGAAGACAAACCTGTTGAACCTAAAGAAAACATTTATATTGGTTATAACACGCTTAATTATGATATTCAAATGATTGATTATCTTTTGAATTCCATGATTGCCAATCGTGTACAAACCACGACAGAAACATTAAGGAAATTCTCTGACACCCTCATCAACGATACTGCAAGACGTATCAATACAAAACCTTATGAGCAATATGCCAATCAGGTTGACGCAGCATTTCTCAATGAGAAAATGGTTGAACGAGGACGCCCCACAATTGGTTTGAAGACCCTCGTTGGAATTAAAGGCGGTTCTATTATTGAATCCGAATCCAATAAGACTGGTTATTCAAAATCCATTTATGATGATGTTCTTTACAACATCAACGACGTTACAGAATTACGTGACGCCGTATTCCCGGGAATTATGCAATCAACTTTGGATATTCGTCTATCATTGTTAGACCGTTTTCCAAAATTGCGTGAAAACGGTGTTACACCAAACTCTACATCGGCTAAGTTTGTAGAATTTATTGTATCACCTGACCAGAAAATTGCAGATTACCCAACAGTATCCTTTATGTATCCGGCTCCACACATTGCCAAGAAATTGGGTGTTGAGCAAAAAGACATTTTGGAATACGCTAAAGACTGGTACATGAAAAACGTATATGAAGAAATTAAAAAGCGTCATCCGCATGCGGCTAATCGACATTTGGCTAAATTCATGTCCGTTTATAACCTTTATTCGTCTGTAAGAGGCCAGAACTGGAACGACTCTACCACTCACTTACTGGAGCATGGAATTCCAGCCAGACCAAAATCTGACCGTCGTAAGTTAATGGACACATTTGGAACATTTCTGCCATTTATCGACCGTAATGGTGTTGACTCCTATACCTATGCCAACTTCTCATTAGGTGGTATTCATGGTGCCGAAGTCAACCATCACCAGTTGAAAAAAGACCGTGCCTTAATTGCCGAATTAAAAGAGAAATACAAAGTTATTTCTGCAATTCCAAAAGGTAAGGTTTCAGCTAAACTGATGAACTTAATTAAGTTCCAGTCACGGACATCCTATAAAGGATATCCAAATTATTTATCCCACGAAATTCCATTGTTTGTACGCGAGACTGAAATGGTAGATGAAATTGTAGACCCAGAAGATTTCACACCATACCAGTATGATAAAACATCTGGTGCCGAAACTCTGATTGACCGCTACAAATACACGTCTACAGGCTTCTCTGTACACCAAGACTTCGCGGGTTATTATCCGATGCGTGTGACACGTTTCATAGTGAAAAGCTATGACTATGCGATAGCATAAGAACTAATTATTTGAAGAGTTAAATGATAAAGTAACGTTTTGAAGAACTCTGTCTGATACTCCGAATAGCATTTATTTCTGTAATAAAATATTTGTTATAAGCTCGGTAAAGTCGGGTGAATATAACCTGTCAAATGGTTATAGATAACTCGGGACTCTATAAAATATCTATGGTTAGAATGCTTACAAAGCTGACAAAGTTTCGAATGTAAGGGTCTATAGGTAGATACATCTGAAAGGATGTAGCAACATGTTTTGCGTCAGTGAGGTAAAGTAAGATTGCATTGTATGAAATACCTTATAACGTTACAGGCGTTATCAAGCTGACAGGCTCAAAGAAACGACCTAAGGATATATGTAAAGATAAAATAATTGGAACGTGGAAAACTGACAACGTGAAGAGATTACACTCAGTGAAGCGTTACAAGGGAAACACTTTGTGATAACCTTGTTTTATATCAGTGAGAGTGCTGGCACAGTACCAATGAAACCGTGATAACAAACGGTGAAGGGATAGCCAGTAGTCATTTCATAATATGAAAACTAACAAATCATAAATTCAGGTTCTTGTAAGACTAAAAGAAATGCAATCATCATATCCGCTTGGAAGTTGGTGAGAACATTGACTGAAACAGCATACATTAAAATTTCAACAAAAAATGAGATACGCAATCATGAACAATTTGGTATGCAAAAAATGTTTGATAATTTGTATCAACAAAGTAAAAATCAAACATTGCCAAAAAATCTTTATCAAATAGTGACTATGACAAATAACATAGCACTAGCAACAACAATTCTAAAATCAAAAGACTATAAATCAGACATCATAAATGATGTTAGAAAATCATTTGATAATTACCAACCAAATGTGGTCAAAAGCTATTCACAAATCGTAAATTTGTTAGTACAACAAAGTATTAAACAAGTTTTAGAACCAATTTGTGAAGCGCAATTTCATTCACATAATTATGGAAATCGAGCACACAGAACAGCAAGTCATGCGATAGCTCGTATCGTGTCACTCACAAATGTGAATAAACTACATTATTCAACAAGTATAGATATTCCAAATCTATATGATAATGTTAATCATGGTAAATTATTAAAACAATTATGGACACTTGGTGTGCGTGATAAAAAACTTTTAGCAATCATAAGTAAAATGTTAAAAGTAAATGGCACTAAAGGTTTACCACATGACAACATATTGACGCCTTTATTAGCAAATGTTTATTTAAACGAATTAGACTGGTGGATAAGCGACCAATGGGAAACTTATCAAACACATCATAATTATGATTTACATAGAACTAAAAATGGTAAACGATATGTTGATAAAAGTGGAAAATATAGAGCACTACGTACAAGTTCAAATTTAAAAGAGATATATGTTGTCAGACACAGCAATCAGATAAGATTGTTTTGTCGAAATCATAATGATTCAATTAGAATACGAATCGCTATGGAAAAATGGCTTTATGAACGTTTACAAATACCTCAAACCGAGATATATATGAAGTCAATAAATTTAAGAAAACATGGTATGTCATTTTTAGGATTTAGAATTAAAGTTGTCAAAAATAAAGACAAATATACTGCACGTACGCATATGAGTGCGAGTTCTAAACAAAATGCGATAAAATATCTCAAACAACTAGTTAAAAACATTCAAAAACATAAACACCCACACGAGGTGTTCAGAATAAATGCTAAAATTTTAGAATTACAAAATTATTATAAGACAGCCACAATGGTGTCAAAAGATTTTGCGGACATTGCATATTCAGTTGAAAGAACCTTATATAATCGTTTAAAAAAAGATATAAAACGAGATGGGCCCACAACAGATTATTATAAAAATCAATACAGACATTGGAAAAGTTATAAACCTATTTTCCTGTATAATGTTCGATTATATTTGATATCTGATATCAAAATGGATGTTCCAATGAAACTGAATCAACAAAAGACAAGTTTCACCGAACACGGTAGGTCAATGGTGACAGACTCCAACATATCAAAACAAATTATTGATTATTTAACAAACACACCTGTTCAAAACATGAGTGTGGAATATAATAACAACCGATTAGTCGCATATACAAAACAAAAAGGCCTATGTTATGTGACAGGGGTACCTCTTGAAATAGACAATATGAATTTGCATCATAAAATTCCAAAATGGTTGGGCGGAACCGATGATATTGATAATTTAGTATATATCACACAAGATGTCCACAAACTATTACATGCGAAAAATGCAGACACAATTAGTAAATATCTCGATAAATTGCGATTAGACAAAAAAGCAATGTCAAAATTGAACATATTGCGAAAACTTGCTGCAAATGATTTGATAGTCTAATGTTAGACAAATGATGGAACGCCGTATGAGGTGAAAGTCTCACGTACGGTGTGAACTGGGGGAAAATCTGGAGATAATTTCAAAGGATTACCTATCAGTATTGCTAATAAATATGGGTGCCTTTTATGACGGTAATGGTACCGATAACTATGCAGATGTATATGATTTTCGTATCTCCGTTAAAGGCAAACTCAAGCACTTGAAATTCAACTCACCTGAGTGGATTGTTACCAACATTGAGCAAGAGGGTTACAAACTCATTTTGAACTCAGCGTCAGGTGTACTTGACGGAAGTTTTGACACAAACTTACGTGCAAACAACAAAGCAATGTCTATGCGTATTATTGGTCAGTTGATGACTTATATCATTGGACAACGTCTGGCTTTGGAATCAGCTCGTATTCCATCATCAAACACTGATGGTATTTATGTTTTTGATATTGAAGAAGAATTAAACAAGAAACTGGTTGATGAAGAATTAGAACAACTCTACGTTCAAATTGACCCAGAACCTGTTTATTTTGTATCAAAAGACAGTAATAATCGCCTCGAATTGGAAATCGAAGATGATGGTAGTTATAAAGTAGTATCAGCCCGTGGTGGAACACTTACATCTTGGGGTGGTGCTCGAGTGGATAACCGTTTGAATCACCCAGCACTTGTTGACTTGGTTCTTACTCGTTATCTACAAAATGACCACATTGCTGATAAAGAAATCAGCCCAGAATTGATTCGTAAAGCACTTGATGAAAGTGTTGAATCAATCATCACCAACAAGAGTAAACGTGACCTTGTTATTATGGCGTCGTGGGTAATGCGTAGTACATCAGGAAGTATCTTTATTGATAATCATGATGTTGTATATCCGGGAACCATTAGAACATGGTTAAGTAACTCAGGTGTAACTCTTGAACGTTATGGTACTCGTAAGACGAAAGTAACTAAGAGTATTGAAGCACATTCAAAACAATTATTCCCAGATGTTAAAATCGGTGACCCTGAAGTAGTCTCTCATTTGACAGAACTAGGTTTAATTGACAAATACTTTACCACAGCAGCTTTATCTCGTGAAGTAGACAGCTACAAACAAAGTGGTGAATCTCTGGCCGTTGTTGCGAAGATGAAAATCAGTAACTTGCCAGAAAATGCAAAATTACATATTGATAACTCATCACTATTGACAATGAGCGATGAGGATATCGAAAACATCTACAAACAACTTGATTTTGATAGTTATGTAGAACTTATTGCCAAATATGCTAAGGTTTGGCATAATACACTTGTGGATTAGGGGATAAAAATGTATATCACGGCAACAGAAGATAACAATGTTATCACTTTAGACAAATCGCAAAAATTCGGAAACAAACACATCCAAGGCATGCAGTTCAAGGGTGTTATTAGTATGAACAAAGAACATCTCTTTGTCAAACTAGACGAACTGAATCCAAGCGTTAATGGTGAATGGAAAAATCGATATGATTATCAATATTCATCTGTCTCTGAAGCCGTGATATCTTGTTTAACCCGACACATCAAAGATAACCACTTCCACTCAGTAGATTATAGTTTCCACACAATTGTCCATGAAGACACAATTAAAACCGGAACAACATCTCCAATATTTCTACGTGAAAATGAAGTGGAACAAATTTTATCATCTGGTCATACGGCCAATGACAATGTTTGTTTAGACATTAACACATATGCAACTGAGGTTATTGATAAACCTGTAGCTGAAAGTTACAAACGTTTAACAGAAGCCTTAGTTGAAAACGGTGTACCAGAACAAGAAGCCAAAGACTTTTTGATTAAACAGGCAGCCTTTGATTTGATTGTTGGAAATGAAGACCGAATTGTAAATCCAAGTAATTTTGTAACAGCTTACGATGTTGTAACAAAAACAGCAAGACCAATCAATTTGGACTATGGACGTGCTTTACAAATACCAGTTTGGACTTCAACCATGGAAGCCAAATATGACATTGAATGGTTAGAAGAAGACATTGAAGATTTCACAAGTTCTGTATTGAGTAAAAACAACTCATTGATTGCCGGATTAAATCATGAAAAAGCTGTAGAATTCTTAACAGATAATGGTTTCCAACCATTTCAAATTGATTTACAAGCTGTTTATAATGATTTAGACCAATTAGGTGAACATTTTAAAGACAGTCCTGTTGAAAAGTTTGGAACTGCTAAAATAGCCACAATGAAAGCTTTGTTGGAACATTCACTTGTTAAAGAACTATATATGGATACAGCTGGTATCTTATCAAAAGATGATTTGACAGAACTGAAAGACCAACAACCACAAGTGAGTTAAATTACTTGAAAGGAAAACTAATGTTATTAAAATTTTATATTTCAGAAACACCTTTAATCAAATTTGACCTTAACCACAAAACACGAAAAGCTAAAGTTGTCAACTTCACTGACACAAGGGCTATAGCTCCAATTTTCAGTAGAGCTCATTTATCTTATGATGGACTTGAGCAAAGGTTACAAGAAATGACAGACACCAAGAAAAGTCTGGAAGAACTCACAGCCGACATTGCAGAAGATGGTTTGTGTTGTCCATTTCAAATTAATTTAAAGGCAAAAGTAGAGTAACAAACTTGAGGAAACCACATGAATTTAATAATGTTTGTAAACAAATAGGAGAAACCACATGAATTTATTAGACCACTTAGGGACATTACCAAACAGTTCTTTTATTATACTAGTCATCATTTTAATCGCTGGAGTTATATTCATCGATTTTATACGACATCTTGTACTTTGGTTTATTCCAGACGAAACCTTAGATAAATGGAAATCTTTTCCTGAGAAAACCCAAGTGATGATACTTATCATTTTGTTGACAATTGGATTTGCCACATTATCCATTGATGTATATAACCAATACCAACTCAGTCAGAAACCATTGTCTGAAAAGTTTAACATCATCAAAAAAGATGACACGTTGACGTTAAACAGTAAAACAGAATATTATAAATCAATAACTGTTCAGATTCTTAATGAAACCAAAAACGCCTATGTTGTTGAGTATCATGGTAAATTACAATATATAGACAAATAGGAGTAATCGCATGAACCAATTACTTATTGCAAATCATGTGATAGACAACATATTCACATGGTTAAGCATTAGTTTAATAATTGCCATGTTTGGTAGTTATCTTTACACATCCAAATTGAAATGGCCTCTTATTTTTGCTGGTTTAAATCTCGTATTAATTGCTACAGGTATTATTTCGTCACTTATTGTTGCGTCTACACCCTATCATGACAATTATCATGTCATAAAAGCAACAAATACGATTCAATTACAGAGTAAATCATCTTTGTTGGACTCTAAAACTGTAAAATTAGTAGATGAAGCCAAGACTATGTACATAGTTGAGTATGAGAATAAGTTGTACTCAGTACCAAAAGAGGTGAAATAAATGGAATTAGTGCATCAATTATCCACATATGACACACAAGGGTTATTTATTCTTATAGTTGGTTTTGGGGCTATTATAATGTCAATTATAATGTTCAGTTTTGTTGCAGAGAATTGGAAACATTTGGTAGTTTTTGGGCTAGTAGTGACAGCTTTATACGTAGGTGCCGTCATCAAATTCTATACAGAACCACGACCGCAGAAATTTAGTGAAGCTTATACTATCATCAAACGAAGTAAAACACTTGAATTAAAAGCAAAGATGAAAATCAACAATCAGCCATCGTCGACCTAATTGATGAAGACGAAAAAACTTATGTTGTACGTTATAATGGAGAATCATATAAAATTCCTAAGGATAAATAGGAGAAATGAATCGTCACAGCAAAGACGTTAAAACTCGGCGTACAATTTGGATACGAACGTAAGGAGCACGCTAACCATTGAAACATCAAGGTAGTGTTCTAAGGGGTCAACAGTAATGTGCTTTACTCAGAAAAGCAATGTATGTAAATCGTTAATCGTATTAGTAACTTTTGAGAAACCACTGTTATTTAGGGCTTCAACCAGTCAAATAAACTCAAACAAAGTTTTGGAAGCAGTCTATTTGATATGGTTCCAAATGAAGGAGACGAAATGAAACTCAATTTTGACAATTACGACAACGAAGAACTTGAAGACGACATCTATGACTATGAACAAGATGATGACGAATACGAAGATGAAGATTCACCAATTGATGAAGAGGAATATGAATACGTAACCCCTTGGTATATCAAATTTGGTAAAATCCTCATTGGTATTGTTGTGGTTTTCGCAGTTCTTTTAGCTGTTCGTTTCTTTACAGGTGGTGGCTCGCCTAAAACAGCCTTTTTATCTGACGTGAACAAACAGTTCAATCAGGAAAAGCTGGCGAAAAAGTATGATGTTACGATGACCAAAAAGAAAAAGATTTATCAAGCATCAGGCGTCATCATGGTATCAGGCAAACAAGCCAACATCACCTTTAAAACGAAAGATAACGAACACACAGTTCTCGTTGACGGTGATAAAGTTTATCAAAACAAAAAAGAATTAGACACAAAAGAAGCTGTTTCCGCAAAAGAAACAAGTTCTAAGTCTAATCAAAGTTTAGAAGAATTTCTAACGAAACTTGATGATAAGCATTTCACCAAAACAGACAAGGGTTATGAATTAACACTTTCAACGAAAGAGACCAAAGAATTGTTCTCTATTTTAGAAACGAAAGAGTTAAAACAATTCAAACTCTATAAAAATCATATTGCAAAAGCAAGCAAACTTGAAACAAAAGTTCTTGTAAACGAAAATGAAACAAACATTCAAGTCGATTACAAAAACAAAGAAGCGTTTAAACTAGACATCACTGTTTCTGATACGAAGTTTAAGGAAATTAAACCAAAGACTAAGAAAAAAGAAACAAAAGCGTCAAGCTCTTCCGTAGATATTTCAAACATTACCAAATCAAGTTCTTCATCAAGTCAACCTGAACAGTCATCAACTGAACAAACATCTGAAGAGACTGAATCTCAGGCTATTCAAGACTTACGTACTTATTTGAGTAATGACGCTGATGGTTTCACAGAAGATGACCAACATGTCATCGACCATCAAAAAGAATTAGAAAAACGAGCTGAATAAAAGTTCGTTTTTCTTGACAAAATTTTAATTATCTGATATAATAGATTTATCAAGTTGAGGAACTTAGTTCTTCAAACGAGAAATTCTTTTTTCTTGACAAAATCAACATTATATGATATAATAGATTCATCAAGTTGAGAACAAAGTTCTTACAAACAAGAAATTCTTTTTTCTTGACAAAATCACAATTATATGATATAATAGATTCATCAAGTTAAGGAAATTCGTTTTGCTTGACAAATCACAAAAGTTATGATATAATGGTATTATAACTTACCCGAAATGTTGGCCAACATTTTCATACAATAACGTTAACCGTATAACCTCGTGTTATCCACATGTAGGTCACGATGCAGCATGGAACGACCAGAAAAGGTCTAACTGTGTAGAGGTGTGCAGTACGCCACGTGTCATATCGGTGTCATACTGATATGCACAAAACTATTAACTGTGAATTTAGATATTCATACTTTTAATAGAACTGTTTGGGAGCTAGACTGTACATATAAAAACAGTTAGTAAAAACATATTTTCAAAAGGAAAAGGTAAAACACACATGGCAGAATTGCAACTTACAAACAAAGAGATTTCTATTTTCACAACTGACGGACTTAACGGTGGTAAATCACGTCGTCTGTTCATTACAGTAGATGATATCACTGAAGTTCCAGAAGAACTCTTTGCAGTTAAAGTATCTCAATCACAAAAACCAGAAAAAGCTGGTAAGACAGTATTCAAGTATTTGTCATTCAAGCAAGACGGCGATGGACAACCATGGCAAGATTTGGCACCAAAAGATGTTACTATTGCAACTCCAGTAGCTGAAATCAAGGCTAAATTGGTAAGCTTTGTCCAAAGCAACAACCTGCAATTGAAGTATCAATTGGCTGTAAACATGAACGGTAAATTCGCTAACATCTCTACAGCTGAAGGTCGTTTCACACTGTTCGATGATGTTCAATTTGCCGCATCTGAGGGTAACCCAGGTTACTACCTGAAGCGTGGTACTCGTGCTACTGTAACTCTTAAAGAAGCCATGAGTAACTATGGTAAGCCTTACTTCCAAGTAACTTTGGCTACAAGTGCAACACCTGACGAAATCTTCCAAAAGAGCGGCCGTGCTAAAGTATGGGGCCAAGAAGATGACGCTGTTGCTGATGACTTCAACCCATCAACTGATTTGGGAGCTGGTGCATCTAGCGACAACATCTGGGGCTAATAAACACGTAGGTGCGACTCTTTAAGTCGCACCTTAATTTTATTATAGGAATCACTATGCTTGAACAATCAAAACTGAATGGGCCAGTATACAAATCAGCAATTTCTGGCAAAACAATTGCTACGAAAGTAGTCAATATTTCCGATGTAAAATTCGGACAACCGCGAGATATTATTATTCATCGCAACCCAAACACAACACTAACTCTTGTTGAAGATGTAGAAACAGTGACAGGTTATATCTATGATGAATTTGGCTCTTTTGTAAAAACGGTTCCTGCAAGTACACAAGACAACGATGTCTGCCAACCATATAAGTTGGGTATTGCAGAAGTTGAGGGAGTCAAGCATCAATATCTGCTTCAAAATCAACCACCAGTCACCTTACCTGACCAACCAGATTTAACCAAATTTGAAATGCCAGCCAGTATGATTGGTTATCCCTATCAGGAAACCTTTACATACTCACAGGAGCTTTTAGACCTGTTAGGTCATATCAGAGCAACCTATGTTGACCGATTTAAACGACCTTTAAATCCATACATTATCAAATCACGTGTTTATCTGCCAATTGGTATTGATAAGGTACAGACACGTTTTAAATCTTTAGCCAATAAGAATCAGCATTTTCCAATTGTTTTGGATTTAGCTGATACAGAATTTGGTCTCTTAGATTTAGAACCGGGTTACAGTCAAGAAGACCTTGATTTAGTTGAATCTTATGACTATATTTATAAGGAATCAACCCCACGAGGTGGTATTCATTATCTTATTCGTACCAATTCAAAAGCTTTTAAATTCAGACATACACCTCATCTTGAGGTGATTGTCAATGCCATGGTCACCTTTTACGGTGGTGGTGAAATGGTCAACTTAAATGCTGAACCAGTAAATGATTTTAAAGACGCTAATGAATTAGGACATAAGCATATTGAAGTCTCTGAAGCAACACAAGATGTTAAGGAAATCGTAGACCGTATTCAACAATATGCAGACGAAAATGCTTTACTTGGTGAAGCCTTTGTGCGTAACCGTTATTTACATGATACGGATTTATCACATGCTGATTTCGTAGCATCACTACATTTATACAACAAAAACGTAAAACCATATATTTCAAACCATAAAAGTACAAACATTGACAAAAAAGACATACCGTGGATACTGGCTGAATATATGAGTCGCATTATTGAATTTCGATTGAAACACCATCGAACGATACAAGGTGTACCATATTTGGTTTATGTAGCCACAAAAGTCGTAAACGACTACTAAATCAATGAATGGAAGAAATATGTATCAAATCCTACAAACCCGCCCGTTCACATTACGGGAAGCGTCACTTGCTCGAATGATGCAACCCTTTGAACTGGCTGGACTCGTGCAACAGTTAGATACAACCGAAAAAATGTTGGAATTTGTAATTACCATTACAAAGTACCACTCAAATGGTTGTAAAAATTATGAACAATATTTAACAAGAACTCATGACAATATGACACCAAAGGAGTTTTTCCAGCTGTTAACGGACAACGATGTCAAAGTTCCAACAGTTTTTTTGGCGATTATTGATGATGAAACAGGCGAATATAACTATATATCCAAACCAGAAACACAGGTTTTGCAGTCTTTTGTTCATGCTGCAAATATGAAAGGTTATATTGACGCTGACTATTTGGGAACCGAGGAATATAAATGAGTCGTAAACGTAAACCAAAACGCCAAGTGACCGATTTATATAAATTTTTAAAATCACCATCACGGTTCAAATCACTCAACAAACATGTTGAAAAAGAAGCCTACGAAAATGTTTTTAAGGCTTTGGACTTGCGTTTTCCAACGTGTCCAATTACCCATATGCCAGAAGATATCATTTTAGAAACAGGAGACATTTTGTCTCAAATGGTTTATGAAGACGTTGATTTTAACAATTACAAACCAACAGTCTTTATAGATTATTTAGAAATGACTCTGGATTATTTGAAAAAACAACAAGCCTTGTATCATCAACGTTATGATGAAGCGAAACAGCGTGTAACAAAACGTTGTCATGATGAATTCCAAGGACATATCCCTGTATATTACAATCGCAAAGACCGTGAAAAAGCTGGTTATACACCAGAAATGATTGATACGGTTTTGGATAAATTAAATATTGATTATTCATATATTCAATATGAACAGGGTTACTATCGTAGAAAATACCACATGAACCAATGGTTATGTGATGAATTTACAAAAACACTTGCATTACTGAAAGAAGATTTATTAAATGACAGAGAAACAAACCTATAAACATGTCATTGCTGAAGGTATTAAGGAACTCCTAACCTATGCCAAGGCTGACGATGTTGAAAGTAAAACTATTATCATTCAAGCTGTAGACTTATCAGATGAATTAGATGCAGTATCCTATGCCTTTGGAGACACTGACACAGTTGTCCATTTAGCACAGCATACAGTTGATTCACTACCACCAGAAGAAGTAGTTCACTTTTTGGGACATATGGTAGAAGACTATAAAGAAATCCTACGGGACTTGATTGAATTACATGATAATGGAGCAGGCAATGACTTTGATTAAACCAACTGACAAACCAGAAATTACTTTGATTTACACAACAAATGGTTGTGCAAAATGTAACATGACTAAACGTCAACTAGACGCTAAAGGTATCCCTTATGAGGCCATCAACATTCAAGACGGGCCAAATGAAGTGGAATATATTGACATGCTGAAAAATGGACAAAACGGACGCATGGCTATGCCATTCGTGTTCCCTGCAGCAGAAACAGGACTCGCTGGCTGGAACGACTTCCAACCTGCCAAAATTAAGGAATTAATCGCAAAACTAGGGGCTTAATCAGCCTCTTTTTCTATCATTTAAACAAACTTTAATTTTAGAACGAAAACCAAGTTCTATTACAATTGAAGATTTAATGAAAAACCAACATTTGTGAAACATATACTGTTTTAACCGCAGTTTAAAACTGGTTACTACCGGGGGTTACACGGGAAGATACGCTTGTGGACTGTCATAACAAATGGGAGTAGATTTTATATGATATAAAAACCAAACCAGACAGGGAGAAGCAAGAAAATTTCTAAATATAATTAGAAAGGTCACAAAATATACCATTAGGTATGTTTTGTGTAACAGCAGACATGTACCTACTGACTGAAGCTTATGAGCGTGATATCACTGTTACCAAATCTGATGATGTTGTTAAGTTACTCAACCATGTTGTAAGTGACATGATTGAACACAATGACACATATGGTCTTTATGACCAAGTTCAAGACTCTATCAAAAACCAAACACAACTAGCTATTGATGAAGACCAATATGGTTTTTACATTAATTGGTCAAACAATTTCTTTACTGCTTGGTCGAATGGTGATGGAAATTATGATATGAAAATCGAACTGTTTGATAAAATCGAACAGTTGTAATGCTTGACAAATCTACGAAAGTATGGTATAATATAAGTATGACAAAAGCGGATACAATTTTTTATAACAATATCCAACATATTTTAAATCATGGTGTAAAATCTGGACAAGCTCGTCCAAAATACGCTGATGGCACAACAGCCCATTCATTGTATGTAACGGGTGCGTTTGCTGAATATGATTTGGCAAATGGTGAATTTCCCATCACATCATTAAGACCAATTCCTATTAAATCAGCCATCAAGGAACTTTTATGGATTTATCAAGACGCTAGTAATTCATTAGACATCTTAGAAGATAAATATGGAGTTAAATATTGGTCTGATTGGGAAGTAGACAATAGTCGCACAATTGGTCACCGATATGGACATGTTGTTCAAAAACACGATATTATTGGAAAACTTCTCAAACAACTAGAAGAAAATCCATGGAACCGACGCAATGTTATTTCCTTGTGGGACTATGAAGCATTTGAGGAAACTGACGGTTTGTTACCATGTGCTTATAATGTTATGTTTGATGTTCGACAAATTGAGGATAAAATTTACTTAGACTGTACCTTGACACAACGGTCTAACGATATGTTGGTCGCTCATCATATTAATGCAATGCAATATGTAGCCTTACAAATGATGATTGCTTGTCATTTTGGCTGGGAAATTGGCAAATTCTTCTATTTTGTCAACAACTTGCATATTTATGACAATCAAATAGAACAGGCTAAAACACTTTGCAAACGGTATTATGACCACCAGTTACATATTGAACAGGAACTTCACACACAACCAAAACTCATTTTGAAGGCGCCGTCAGGAACTAGTTTCTATGACATTCGTGCTGAAGATTTTGAGCTCGTAAACTATAACCCTATCAAACCTCAACTGAAGTTTGATTTAGCCATTTGAAAGGTATGTAATATATGTTCAAATTTCAAATTCATGGTGAAAACATTGAAGTAACTGAAGCTATCAAAGCATCAGTACAAGAAAAGCTGTCAGTATTAGAGAAATATACAGACAAACCAGTAACAGTCACTGTCAATGTTCGCACATATCCAAACGGTGAAGCCAAAGCAGAAGCAACTCTTCCACTCAAGAAGACCTTGCATGCTGAAGACCGTTCACGTGATTTGTATGATTCTATTGACAAGGTTGTTGAGAAATTAGACCGTCAAGCACGTCGTCTAAAAACCCAGAAGTTGAAACATGAGCAAGACCATACAGCTCTAAAAGATTTATTTAGGCAGGATTATAAATGAACATAAAACCCATTACGCTACTACTAATAGTAGCCAATGTGGGAGTCGCATTTTGGATGTTGATTAAGTTTGGAAGTATGACGGATACAAACATGCTTCTACAAAATGGGGCCATGTATGCACCAGTTGCTACATGGTCTACCTTTGTTACAGCTAATTTTATCCACATTGGACTTCCACATCTTATTTCCAACATGATATCCTTATATATCTTTGGGAACATTGTTGAAAATTTCGTTGGTTGGTGGAGATACATCATCATTTACATGGTATCAGCTATCACCGGTACTACAGCCGTGTATTTCTTTAACCCAAATGTAGTTACAGCTGGTGCATCTACAGCCATTTTCGGTCTAATGGGTGCCATGGCAGTTCTTGTTGTTAAGTATGGTAACTTAATGCGAGAATATTCTTTATGGCTTCTCTTAGTCATGGGATACAACCTCTATCAAACCTTTACCCAACCTGGAATTAGTATTCCGGGTCACCTTGGTGGTTTGATTGCTGGTCTTCTTGTAACAACAGCTCTGATGTGGAACTTAGAGGTTCGTCAAGAATGATTACAGCGATTTGGGCGCAAGATAAACATGGTCTCATTGGCAACAATGGCGATTTACCGTGGCACAACCCAGATGATTTGAAAATGTTCAAAGAGTTAACCCTTGGCAAGACTATTGTCATGGGTTACTCTACTTTTGCATCACTTGGCTTCAAACCATTGCCAAATCGTCACAATGTTGTCTTAACATCAAAGACTTTAGACATTGAAACAGTTTCCTCACCAGAGGAAATGTGTCAGAAATATGATGATTTTATCGTGATTGGCGGAGCACAGACATATTTAGCCTTTAAAAACGTTCTAGAACGCTGTATAGTGACCATAATCGACGGGAACTACGACGGTAATGTCTACGTACCGGACTTGGTTTCAGGCGTGTTAGAGGCCTCGAGAACGGCTTATACGGCCACTGAGAAAAGTGCAGCACGCGAGGTAATCATGTATTACAAAAATTATTTACCAGAAGTTTGGTCTGAGATAACAAATCCCAGTCAGCTCATTACTGATTTAGCCGGCCCAGATGTTTATCCAGAACCTGACAAGGTTTTAAACGCTTTGAATTATGCAAAGCCAGAGGATATCAAAGTGGTTATTCTTGGACAAGACCCCTATCATACGCCAGGCATGGCTCAGGGGTTATCGTTTTCTGTACCAGACGGACATAAGACACCACCATCATTAAGGAATATATTAAAAGAGCTCGAGTCTGATATAGGACATCGTGACTCACAAGATTTAACATCATGGGCAAAACAAGGCGTTTTGCTTTTGAACACTGTACTCACTGTTGAGCGAGGCAAAGCTAACAGTCATAAAAACAAAGGCTGGGAACCTTTTGTTGATGAAATCATCACCTATGTTGATAATTTACCACAACCTATAATTTTTGTATTATGGGGAAAACATGCACAAGACAAAGAGGCGCTTATCAAGCACAAACAAGTCTTGAAAGCAGCGCATCCAAGTCCTTTTTCAGCCCATAAAGGCTTCTTTGGAACCAAACCTTTTTCAACCATTAATCAAATGTTGACAGAAGCTGGTTCCACACCAATTAATTGGTTGTAGACATATTGTTTCGATATGTCTATTTTTCATGATTTAGTTGACACAATGGCAACTAAATGCTTGCACAATTTCGTATTTTGTGATATAATCATAATAGGTTCAAATGTAGGAGCCTGAAAAATTAAACTGGAAACAGTTGAGAGGTATTATGAAAAACGTTACACGTAACAAACTTATTGCGCTGGGTATTGCTACAATGGCTTCTGTCATGATTAATCATAGTGTTTTGGCAAATACAGAAGAAACTGTAATCACAAAGCAAGATGATGTCATTACAGTAGACAAGCCTGAAGTAACGATGTCAACACAGGAAGCATACAATTATGACGCTGTCAATATCACCTATCAAACAGAAATTCCTGATGAAATGGAAATCAATGCTGGTGATAAAATTGTATATCAACTTCCACAGGAAATGACATGGACAACTCATCAAGAGTTTGATGTCTATAACAACGAAAATCAAGTCGTTGGTAATGCTCGTACTGATGTGCAGGCAAATAACATTACAACAACCTTTAACGATTATTTCCATACACATCCATTGAACAAGACCTTTGGTTTGACTATGTCAGCTCAGTTCAACCGTGACACAACCACGCCGGGACAAAGCTATGACATGACCTTTAACGGAACTGTTATTCAAGGAACTGTTAAAAAGGATAATGGCCCTGTAGCTGATGAAGTAGTCGCTAAATGGGGTTGGCAAACTAAGGAAGACCCTAATGTTATCCAATGGGGTGGCCGTGTTAACTTCGTCAAAAAAGATTTGATTGATGTTAACGTAAGCGACACTTGGGACAACAACCAAGAATATGTGCCAAATTCTATGCATGTATGGTACTTGAGTTCTGCTGAGCCATGGATTCCAATTGCTGAATTAGACGCAAGTAAAGTTGTACACCGTGAAAATGGTTTCGATTACCATGATGACCGTCTTGACGGTAAGATTTTGCATTTCTCATATCAAACACGTCTAAAAACACGTCTTCATGCAACCAATGTTATGCGTTTCACTGCTAAAGACATCGAAGGCGAATACCGTCGTAATGTTGAGTTAGCAGACGCAACAGGTTGGGCTGATGGAAATGCACGTCCAAAACCAACAACCTTTATTCCGGGTGAGCCACCAGTAGTTGAGTTGCCAGAGTACAACCCAGAGTTTGCTCTACCAGTTGACCCACCAGTGTTTGAATTACCTGAGTTACATCCAGAGTTTGCACTGCCAGTTGACCCACCAGTGTTTGAATTGCCTGAGTATAACCCAGAATTTGCACTGCCAGTTGACCCACCAGTATTGGAAATCCCTGAAAAACATTTAGACTTTGGTGTTCCGGGTGAGCCACCAGTAGTTGAAATTCCTGAGTTAAATCCAGAATTTGCACTACCAGTTGACCCGCCAGTGGTTAAATTGCCTGAGTTGAATGTTCCATATGCATTACCAGTAGACCCACCAGTGCACGAGTTGCCTGAGTTGGATGTGCCATTTGCATTACCAGTAGACCCACCAGTTTTAGAATTACCTGAATTGGAAATTCCAGAAGAACCTGAAGTTCCAACAGAAACTCCAAAAGTTGAAGAACCAAAAGTTGAAGTGAAAACAGAAACACCTAAACGTGAATTACCACAAACAGGTACAACTGTTTCAGCTCTAGGTCTTGTAGGTCTAGGACTCATGGGAGCAACTCTTGTTCTAAAACGTCGTAAAGACTAAAAGAGACGCCATATGGCGTCTTTGTTTTTTTACGGTTTTGTTTACACAAAACCTAATACGGGGAAACCCCGTACCCCTTTTCTCTCACGAAGTAGTCAATGCCAGACGGCTTTGTTACACAAAGCCTAAATGGGGTAAACCCCAAACCCCAATTACTAAGTGAAACTACAGACAGGAGAAACAATATGTCTAAAACAATTTATTTATTTGCAGATGTTGAAACAACAGGTACTAACTTTAACTTAGAAACAAGTCAAACTCAACGTAATGAACTATTGCAAATAGCCTATCAATTATGGAACAGTGATTTGACAGAACAACTTGCCATTGGTGAACATATCGTGGAGTTTACTAATCTTAATGAGGTTCTTGCCCTCATGGATGATTATGTCACAAATATGCATACATCAACAGGTCTCGTTGACCGGTTGAAATCTCACAACAATACAGAAAAGACGACTGATATTGATACCCACTTATTTGATATATTGAAACCCTATAAAGGCCAAGGTTATCGCATTATCTTAGTTGGTAATAATATTCAGTTTGATTATGAAGTAATCCGACGTCATCTACCACAAACTGTGACATGTCTACATTATGCGTTATTAGATGTATCATCTATTCGTCGTATGTTTGATATTCTTGGAAGTGATTTTGGAACTCAAACAAAAGCTAACAAGGCATCTAATCATGATGCACAAACAGACATTGAAGAATGTTTCAAAGAACTACAAGTTTATCTGAAACTTGTAAAGACAGCGCTGGAGAAATAACATGTCAAATACACATTTCATACCAAAAGGTACTATCGTTTCAGGATTTGCAGGTATTGGTAAAACGACAGCTGCTTTAAAATATGATAACGTTATCGATTTAGAGTCAAGTCAATTCTTTTTCCAACTACCGGAAAACCTGACAAATGAAGACTATGAAAAACTAAAAGGTGATACTTCTCGCCAAGCAAACCCAAACGGTTTGTCAGATTATATTGAAGCCATTATTGACGCTCAAAAACATTATGATTATGTTTTAATCGCCATGTTTCCACAGCTCATTCAAGAATTGAACAATCGAAATATTGATGTTCAAATTGTTGTACCTGACCTCAATGATAAACATCATTATGAGAAACGATATAAAGACCGGGGTAACCAATCAAATTGGATTAACAATATGGTAACAAATTGGGAAAAATATGTTGACCCAACCAGTCCCAGTTTCATCACAAACAATTTGAAAAACCCTATCAAAGAACAGATTGTTTTACATACAAGAGAATCCTTATCTGATATTATTGATGGAAATGTTCGATTCAAACCGCAACAAATTGTAAATGATTTAACAACATCACTTAGTAAGTATCATGTTCAAATCAAACAAGAATCAATGTTGAAAAACATCATCACAATCAAGTATCTATTTGAAAATATTGATGACCACCACACTTATCATCAAATCACGGTTAATCTTACACCATTAGCAGGTAATAACTATTGTAAAGCAAAAGAAAATGATGTTGAAATCATGTTTGAACAACGATGTGAGTCAACAACTATTTATGATGATTTTACACCAAAATTTCGATATTTAGAAATCAAATCAGATGCTGATATTCATCAACTACATGATATCATCAAAACCTTAGTCGTAAATGATATTCAATTCACAAAAACATTAAAACGACTAAACTTTGAATTATTATACTAAGAGATGTCGTTGACATCTCTTATTTCAAGGAGAATATATGAAATATAAAAGAAACGAGTGGGTTCTCTACAGAGGAAAACCACATCAAATCATTTGTATATATGAACATGCTCAATTGTATGATTTATTTTCTCATGATTACCCAGAAGCTACTGACATCACTGTATCAGAAGACGAAATTGAATCGATTCCAGATATACCATCATTTTGTATAGATGAAATGGTCATTATTAATGATAAACTTTTACCCGTTGAAGATATCGATTGTGGAACCTATCTCGTTGATGGTTATTTCCAAACGCCTTTCAAAATCACGAAAATCAATTACTAAAGGGAGATAACTATGCAATATGCAATTATTTCTGATATTCATTCAAATATCGAAACCTTAGAAAAACATCGCCAAAAACTTGAAGAGTTGGCAAAAACCAAACGCATTGTTTTTGCTGGCGATTATGTTGACGGGTATGAACAAGAAACCGGCGGAGGTGTCAAAGTTCTTGAGTTCATCAAAGAATTTGAAGAAAAACATGATGCCCTTGTCTTGTTGGGTAATCATGACCTCGTCTTTTTAAAGGCTTTGGGTTATCGAACACCAAAAAGTCTTCAAGAACAAAACTTTATTCATTGGCTTAATATTGGTGGCGAAGCATCACTCATGTCATGGATTCAGCATTTTGTTCCTGTTTTCAAACAACGTTATCAACTGTTAGAAGAACTCATTGACCAGCAAAGTCTACATGCCTTTGAAAACTTTATTCATAAGTATATGCAACCACTTGTTGACTGGTTAAATGACCATGATTTCTATCATCAAGATAAAAAGCTTTTCATCAGTCATGCTGGTGTTGACTTGGATAAAAGTTTAGCTCATCAAACAGAAGATGACTTTGTTTGGACACGTAACGAAATGTTTGATACATCTTTGACTTATGACGAAGTTCATCCAGACTGGCAGGATAAAGTCTTTGTCTTTGGTCATACACCAACATGTTTTATCCGTAATCATTATGGAATTCAAGAAGCAAATCCATATTTAGTTTATAAACCATCAACAAATATTGATATGTATGATATTGACGCTGGAAGTCATTCAGGATATCATACTCAACATTTGAATCTATTTGTAATTGATAATCAAGGTCAAGTGATTGACCAAGAGTTTTTAACAGCTTATAAAGGATAATCTATGCAATTTTCTATATTTTCTATTGTTGCAGGGACAAGCCGTTGTGTAACTGTTTGTCCATTTTGTGTTTCTGGTGAGTTAGCAACAGCTCAAAACCGTGAAGTGCCTGAAATTAACCATCGTAATTTACGAAAGGCTTGTGAGTTGGCGAAAACATCAGGTGTTCAAACAGCCATGTTGACGTCTCGTGGGGAGCCAACATTATTCCCTGACCAAATCACAGAATATTTGGAAACCTTAGAACCTTATCATTTTCCATTTATTGAACTTCAGACCAATGGAATTCCAATGGCACGTAAATTTGAAACTTATCAACCATATCTTCAACGTTGGTATGAATTAGGTTTATCCACTATTTTGATTTCAACGGTCTCGAACCGACCGGAAATTAATGGTGAAGTCTATACACCACGCACCAAACAGTATATTGACTTACCACAACTAATTGCAAATTTGCACGAAATTGGTTTTTCTGTACGTTTAACAGCTGTTTGTACCAAAGCATGGATGTCGACACCTGAACAAATTGATGAGTATTTGCAATTCGCTAAAGAAAATGCGGTTGAACAGGTGACTTTACGTCCACTAAATGACGAATATCGTCGTGAAACAGCCCAAGCTTGGATTAACGAACACAAGATGTCTGAAGAAGATAAGGAAAACATTTACAATTTCCTTAATGAAAATGGACATAAACTGTTAGAGTTGCCAAATATTGGCAATGTCTTTGACTATCAAGGTCAAAACGTTATGTTTTCTTATTCTTTAACCAAGTATAACGACCATAATGATGGTGAAAACATGCGTAATCTTATCTTTTTCCCCGATGGACAATTGCGTTACGAATGGGAATGGGACGGAGCCCGTCTACTATGAAAGTATATAACGAAAATCATCACAGTTCTGTTCATCCGGAACTCCTCAATGAATTAGCGAGTTATCGTTACTGGCGTAACTTCAAAGCTGACGAATATATTGAGCAAAAAACAGCACTTCTCAATCGCTACATGAGTCAATGTCATTTAGATACAGCCGTTGTGGCCATATCTGGTGGTATTGACTCTGCCTTAGTGTTAGCTCTTGTGAATGAAGCATCAAAACGAGAAGATTCACCTATTAAGAAAATTGTACCTGTTGCAATGCCCTTATATGACGGTGTTTTGACAAATCAAGAAGACGCAACAGCCAGAGCTCGAGAATTATGTGACGTACTAGGTCTTGACTTGACCACTGTACCAATCAATGGTCTTGTGAGCGCTTACATTGTTACGGCTGAAACTGCAAATTATCAAACAACACCATGGGCGACAGGTCAAATGGGTGCATATGCTCGTACAAGTTTCTTGTATTATTTGAATTCTTTATTAAACGAACAAGGGTTCAAACCAATTCTTGTTGGTACGACCAATATGGACGAAGGTTGTTATTTAGGCTATGTTGGTAAAGCATCTGATGGTCTAGTAGACGTACAATTGATTACTGACATTCATAAGTCTGAAGTTTACACCTGTTCTCAGTTACTGGGTATACCAGAATCTATCATGACCGTGATACCAAATGGCGATATGTATGACGGACGTGTGGATACTGAAGTCTTTGGAGCACCATATGATATTGTTGAATTATATTTAGCTGAACGACAAAAATCGATTACGGTAAATGTATCTGGTGACGCTGAAGTTGAGTATAACGAATATAAGGCGGCTTTGGATAAGTTGCATGCTTATAATCGACATAAGTATTTCGCTTTATCACCTGCTGTGCATTTAGATTTGTGGTCAACAGAAACAGACGATGGTTATATTAACTATCATGAACGGTTGAATTATATTTTAGAGTAGGTGAATTATGACAATTACAAAAGAACAATTTGAACTCTTTAAAAAACATTTTGAGATTATTGAAACAACCAAAATGATTTCAATTTATCGAGTTGATTTGGACTATGAAGACTTTTTGGATATTGGTTTTGATGACGATAATTTCGATGATGATTGTTTGCTCAACGCTGATTGGGAACATAAAGAGTTACGACCAATCTCATCTTATGGATATTCCATCATTGATAAAGAAACTGGTAGAAAACTTACTGACATATATGGCCTTGATGATATCATTGAATTCATCACAGAAGACATGGACATGTATCTAAAAGACTAAAAGGAGCCCCGCTTGGACAGTTATAAACAACTAATACATGATTTTGGTATGAATATAGCTGAAAAAGCTGGTTATATTCCACCACAGTCATGTCAGAACTTAAAAGAAGCACAAGAATACAGTCCCGTAACAGACAATTACTGTTTGATTACAACAGGTTGTTTTGCACCATTACATACCGGTCATGTTCATATGATGAACGAAGCCAAAAAGTGGCTTGAAAGTCAAGGACATGTAGTAGACTATGGTTCTTTTGTGTTAGCTCATCAAAAATATATTGACCAAAAACATGGACGTTTCACCTTAGAAGAGCGTCAATATTTGGCTCAAGATTTAATAGGTGATTATACATGGTTGCATGTAGATGTTCGTGCAAATCTGTATTATGATAATGACACCAACTTCACCCAAATCATGACAGAACTGTTTCCTCATTGTAAGAAACAAGCCTACATCTTTGGTTCAGACCGTTATGAGTTTGGTTACGTCGCTCAAACTGATGACCGTTTGTATATTTGCGTCATTCGTGATGAAACTCATATACGACAGGTCAAAGACTTGTATGATAATTTAAACTTGCCTAATTTGGTCTATATTGTTCCAGAACACATTGACCCGTCATCTAGCACGGCAAAAGTAGACAGTGTCTACTTACCTGAACCCAGTCAGGCCCACCGATGCGCCATTCGTGATGATGGACTTTATTATATGTCAAAGTCCTATCAAAAAGCTTATGACATTTTCAAACAACGATTAGAAGAAGCTTTTAGACTTTGTAGTCCATTTACTCAAATTGATTGGATAAATGTAGATGAGCAATTAGAAAAAGTCCCTGACTTTGACAAACCTGTAATCAGTTTGGACAAATATTATAAGGGCGACATTCAACTCAATATCAGTCGTTATTTTGAGATTTTTGGTTATCAAAAACAAGCCAAAGATTTAATCTACAGTACTGAATATGATGAAGAAATTCCCCTTAAACCCTTAACCTGTCATTTACCAGTTGACAACTATATCCTTGTTGATGACGACTCTGTAAGCGGTTATACTGTACACCGGTTATCAGAAGAAATCGACACCATTGTTGAAACTTATACTCTTATGGAGCAAGTTTATGATGATGTTGTAGACGCTCGTGACTTTTTATTTGGAGCTAAATATTCCGGTCTCGTATGTAAGTTACCAAACGGAAATGTAAAACGAATTCCCTATATTTGGCCTTATGTAAATCTCTATCACCGAGCTACTGTACATTTGAATAAGCAAGCCTTGTTTAGTCAGTTAATTAAAGAGGCTAATCAAGAGTTTCAACGAAATATTACAATTTCATGACAACGATTGACACCGTGTACCTTTCATGATATAATAGTATTAGGGAGTCAACTCCACTTATATCATGAAAGGTTATTATGAAATTAAAGCAACTGTTGCTATCGACACTAATCCTGACTGGGGCTGCATTGGCAAGTCCGGTATTAGCTGACGAAGTTGTGCAACCACAAATTAAGGATATTACCAATGCAGAAAAAATTGAACATTTAAAGGCTGAACAAATCACCCTTGAATCAACAATTAAATCCGTAAAGGCGAAAATGAAAACAGCCAAGACGGAAACATCTAAAGCGACAGCTTTAACCGTACCCGGTTTAGTGACAACTGAACTAAATGCAAGTGATACATTAGAGAAACAGTTAAACAGTTTAGAAGCTGAAAAAAACACTGTTGAATCAAAACGTATCGCACTGGAAAAACAGGAAATTAAGGAAAAAGAAAAGGCTGAAGCTGAAGCCAAGGCAGCTCAAGAAGCAAAAGAAAAGGCTGAAGCTGAAGCCAAGGCGGCTCAAGAAGCAAAGGAAAAAGCAGAAGCTGAAGCGAAAGCTCAAACAGCTGTAGAAAAAGCACAACAAGGAACTATTACAACAGGTTCTGTACCTGTAGTACAACATGAGTCAGGTAACACATATCCCGTAGGGCAATGTACTTGGGGCGTCAAACAATTAGCTCCATGGGTTGGCAACTGGTGGGGCAATGCTAATATGTGGGTTGACTCTGCAAGAGCACGTGGTTTCCGAGTTGGTACCACACCAATTCCCGGTTCTGTAGCTATGTGGCCAAATGATGGTGGTGGCTACGGACACGTTGCGTATGTAACCGATGTTGAATCTGCCAATCGTATCAAAGTAGCTGAATCAAACTATGCTGGAAACCAATACATTAGTGATTTCCGTGGCTGGTTTGACCCAACAGCCGGTGGGCCAGTTTACTATATTTACCCAAATTAAGAAAAAGGACATTGTCCTTTTTTCGCTTATAGGAGACAAAAATGGATATTGTAGAATATGTAGAAGACGTATTGGATTTAAATTTTGAAAAGACCAAATCTAAAGAAACCAAACCGTATACTGAAGTGAAAGCCAGTCAAGACACAACTGAAAACGCTAAATCATTCGTAAGAACCACAAGTACACTAATTTTGATGGTATTCATCTTATTTGCAGCATGGAAAATTTTTTGTTTTTTCCTGAGACTTTTATTACCAATGAGTCATGGCACATCACCATTTGCAACAGGCACATCGATGGAAAAAGATGCGGAAGTAAAACCAGAAAAGTCAACAAGTACCTATATCAAGCGAATCGACAAGCTTTTAGAAAACGCTAAAGATGAAAAAGAAGCTGTTGTATCACTTAAAACTCAAGTTGAAAAACTATATGAGAAACGAGACCAACTGACAGGTTATGCCCGTGCTGAAATTAACAAACAATTAACCGATGTTGGTAAATACATTGCTATGTTTGAAGAAGTTCAAAATGAACGTAAACGAACAGAATTGAACAGTCATGCAAAGCATGTACTGGATAAAGTATGGGATTGAGGTGATGACATGTTTATCGATTTACAAGCTTTAGTTAACAATATTGTCCCATTTATGGGCGTTGCATTCATGTTTTGTCTCATTGCAGACAGATTTGAAAACAAAGAGACCGTGAAATAACGGTCTCTCATTTATTAAAAAGGAGAATTACGATGTTAAATGGTTTATTTATCGCTTTTGTGAACACGATATTATTAATTTTATTAATCATTGTTGGAATCTTTGGCTTTTTAGCAACAACATACTATTGTTTTTATCGTTGTATTAGTGAAGAAAATTGTTACTCAAAATAAAGGAGAATAATGGATAAATTTCCCATATTGGACATGTTCCCAATAGATACATCTAACCCATTCGTTTTAATGTTAGCATTTGCATTCACATTGTTGATGTTCATTTTATCAATGATAATTTTATACATTATACTAGTCTTTTTCTATTATATGATAAAAATGTACTTTGTTTCAGAAGACAAATATGACTTAGTATCAGAACAATTTAACAACAAACTCAAATGGTTAGATGACTTAGATGTTTCAAAAGATGAAAACAAATCATCAACCCCTGAAGAGTCGACTAAGACACTCAAAAATGGATTTCCAAAAACGGAAAACCTTGAAAAAGAACCTAGATATAAACCTGAACATGACACTGAATCATTACCAAGAATTCAAAAAATAATGGACTCAGGTCATTTTCAAGATGAGGCTCAATTTTTATATGACAAGGTAGAACAACTTATCAACAAGCAAACAACTCGCAAATTTCAAGAAGAAATGCGTCGTATTGAACTAGCGAATTTGAAAGTACAAATAAGTTCTTTAGAAGATGCTGTTAAACGACGTCATCGACAAGAAGAAATCACTCAATTAAACCAGCAAGCCCGACAACTGCTAGAAAGGTAACCGCATGTCAGAAAAACCAACATGGAAAAAATCAACTACATGGTTACAAGACCATATTAAACAAAATCCATGGATTAAACGACTCCAGTCTTACATGTTGAATACACATGTATCAAACCAAATCGAAAAAATCTATAATGAAAATCCAGTCAAGGCTCAAATGTTAATAGAGTATTATGAATACGGGACAACTAAAAGCTCTATTGATTTTGACACACTCAGTCAATTTCAATTAGTCGAATATTATATCAAAAAGTTGAACCCTAACAATTACCGTTTGACTGATGAAATTGTACCCTTAATCAGAGAATATTTTGAGATTGGTGAAATCAATCAAAACACCAAAGACCTTGTTGCTAAAGCATGGGAATTGTTAATTCCTGATTATGAAAAACTTCAACAAGACGTAACTGCTGAGTTTGATGTTTTCAAAGCTCAAATGGACACTTTGGCTCAACTGTATAACATCAACATAGATGAATTAGAACCAGTCAAAGATATTGTAGAAGAAATTCCATCATTTCAGGAGTATGTCGCCAAACGTAAAAGAGAAGAGGCTGATGAATTATTTGGTCATAAATCAATATTTGAAGAATCAGATGATTTTGATGATGACAAGTTTGAAACCATAAGTAAAACATATATTGTTGGTAGTCCATCAGACATAATGTCACATACAATTCGACGTAAACCTGAGAAAATAAACGCTGAACCACCAGTGGTTGATAAACCAGAATTTGAATTTTATGAGTAAAAATTATTTAGAAATAGATGAAGCAACATTACTCGATACCAACCTAACAGAAGTTCATGGCGTTATTTCTATTATTGAGACACGCCAAAATGATAAAAATTCCAATGTTTGGTATCGTGGTAGTGTTGACTTCACTACATGTAATACGCAAAATCAAGAGTTTAAACACTATGTCTATAAACGTGGTCTTGTAAATTTCACATATACATCTGCAGCACCATTACCTCATGAAGCAACTTTAATAGGAAATGTTAATCGTTATCAATTTGAAAATGGCGCATATGCATTATCTCTTGATGTGAAACTCTTATTAGCTCAGCCCTTGACGTATGATAACATCTCTGACCTTTTATCAGAATCAGCAGACCGTTATGAAGTTCAAAATGAGTTAAACCGTAAACTACAGTCATACAAAGACTCTGGTCTTAGTGCCACCAAAGCCTTTTTGGAGTTAAGTAGAGCTACAGTATCTGACCGACTCAAATATGTTTTACAGGACGTATTAGGACGTGATAATGACCTTATGGAGTCTTTAGTTATCTCCCAATTACAGCCATACGTTGGTAAGCGTAATAACTTTGCTAAATCAATGTATCAAGTCTATGGGACTAAAGCCTATACAGCCATGTTGGATAATCCGTGGGAAATGATACTGACTGTTCCCAATATGGGACTTAGTGTTTGTGACAAAATTGCTGACAAGTTAAAAATTCCTAAAAACGACCCAAGACGCTTGAGTACTTTGTTGGTCAAAGCGATTGAACAACATATTACAGACATTGGTAGCACTTATTTACCCCATAAATATGTTGAAACCTTGTATAATACCCATTTCAGTGAATTGTATTCTTACGAAGATTTTGAACAGGCTTTAGAGTCTGAACATATCACGCAAATTGAACATGGTTACCAACCTACAAATCTATATGAGGCCGAACAAACCATTTTAAAAACGGCTGAAATGTTAGCATCTCAACATGATGACAATGATAAGACAGACATTATCGAATCACTTAATTCTATGCAAACGTTTGCATACACTGAAAAACAGCGTAAAGCAATAGAAACATCATTAGATGAACACTTATTTCTGTTAACAGGTGGGCCCGGTGTGGGCAAAACAACCGTTCTATCAGGTATTCTAAAAGCTCACATTGTATCTTATCATTTACGACCAAACCAAATCATTTGTATGTCACCAACTGGCAAAGCGGCTCAACGAATGATGGAGCAAACAGGCTTCCCAGCCAGCACCATTCACAGTCGTCTACAAATCACGCCAGGCGCTTTAGTCAACGATATGGAACCAACTATTGAAGCCTTAAAAAAGGACAACGTTAAACTCATGGTTGTTGATGAGGCCTCAATGATTGATACTGTTGTGGCTGGTTGTGTCTTTGAAGTTGCTCAAAAATTGAATTGTAAATTATTCATTATTGGAGACGTTGACCAATTACCATCAATTGGCCCGGGACAAGTCTTTGATGATTTGTTAACAGCTTATCCACATATCCGATTAACCGAAGTCAAACGTCAAACAGATGACTCAAACATTATCCCTTTAGCCAATATGGTTTTAAATGGTGAGTTTCCAGATTTGACATGGTTTGATGATAAGCCAGATGTTTTCTTTGTTCCTGAAGTAAATGACCGTTTGCCTTACACCTTGACAGAAAAGATTTTACGACCAAAACAAGATGAATTAGCTGATTTTCAGATTTTAACCCCTTATTACAATCGTAATCTCAACGCTGAACAAATGGGTCTTATTGCTCAAGATATCGTGCCAAGACTCAATGACGCTGTTCAAGATGTTTTTAACCCAACATCATCAACTGTTATGTTGAGTATCAATAACAATGTTGTCCGTGAAGGTGACCGTGTTGTCTGTAAGAAAAACAGAAATCGACATGTTGTGAATGGTTCTATGGGAACTGTTGAAACCATCAATATGAATGGCCAAGCGTCTGAATGGACAATTACTGTTAATTTTGATGGGTACACAGAAGTCTTTGGACTTTTAGAATTTGAGGAATTAGAATTAGCCTACGCCTTGACCATTCACAAGTCACAAGGCTCAGAATATGGAACTGTTATAATTCCAATTGTTCGAAATGTCACAGAACAAAACAACTTCTTAACTCGTAATATTTTGTATACAGCTTTAACACGTGCTAAATCACGAGTAGTCTTTGTTGGAAATATCCAATCATTTAAAGCTGTCGCTCAAAAAGTACGAACAAAAAGAAAAACAGGTCTAAGTGACCTGTTTAGTCAAAGGGACTAAGAGTCCCTATTTTTTACGGGTTTTTTTAAATTTTCATATATGAAAGAGTTCAAGTTCTCTGAACACACTAAAGTTGGTTTATCTGAACTATTCATATACAACTGATAAAAACAATTTAAACCCACTGCAAATATGTTTGAGAAGATGTACATCAAGTCCGTAACATAAATTTTCACACCATTTGAACTACTTTTTGAGTCAAACGGTCGAATCACAAATTCAAAGCCGTTATCCAATTTTTCAAGATGAAGTATTCCTTCAGACACACCAGAAACGTCTAGTTTTGTTGTGATATCATCAAGTAAAACATCACATGTATGATAATACGAACCACACAGTTCATAGGCGCATCTGAACCCAATACGAGCAAAACCACAAACACATGCGGCAACACGATTTCGTGGCACTATCAAATGCCACACAGTCATATCATCATACTCAAAACCATACACATTGTGAAAAATATCATCTTGCGTACATCTAGTTAGTCGTATAACTACATCATTATCAAATTTTGCGTTGATAACAATACTCCACAAATCATTATTCATAATAACACCTTATCGAACCCATGTCTTATAATTTCAAATCATCAGTAAAGTCCAAATCATCCATAGACAATTCAACTGATGTTGAGTATTTCTTTTCATCTAACATAGTGAAACGGGTCTTCGCTTCAATTTTGTTCAAGATATTCTTCAAATCGTTACCTTTGAATTCAGGTGTGTCAATTGACTCTTCTAAAATGTCTTGCCAAACAATTTCTTTCATTTGCTCCAATTGTGTAGTGAAATAATCACTGGCATGTGGATTTAATTGTTCTTCAATCAAAGCATTTTTAACCAATTTTGTCAATCGTGGTTGAGTCAAATATTGGTTGACCCATTGTACAGCCTTTGTATGCCCTTTAGCGTTACTCACTGTACGTTGAGTTTCTTTAAACTCTTTATTGACAATTTTCGCTCGTAATCCATTATAATTATAGGCAACAATGCCTTCCATCTTGCCGGCTTCTCCGAAGCCTGAGTTCAATGATTGATTATAAACATACTCTTCCAAATCTTCATACGATGTAAATTCATACGCTTCATCAATCACTTGTAATGGGATAATATGATTATGTAAATCAGGGTCACGCTCAAGCATAAATTCAGTGAACTCACGAGCAGCCAAAGGCCCTAAATATTGTTTTGTTGATAAGTTATACACATCGAATGGATACCACTTATCATATAAGTCTTCAGAATATTGAATAATACGGTCAGTCACCATAAATTCACCAAAGACTTGAAAATCATGTTCTACACCATAAAAGTCTTTCACCAATTCAGTCACCCGTGGTGCTAAATCAACAAAAGGAATCAATTTCTTATGATGAGTCATATCTCCACCAAGTTCATTTGAACGGGAGTAGGTTTTACCTAAAGTATCCAATGATGTGTTGAATCCATCAAGCTTTTCAGACAAGATGAGTTTATCACCTAATTTAAAGTCAACAGGCGCTGCTTTTCCACGTTTATCTAAAGCTAAACGTTTATCAGCAGCTGTTTTAATTTTATCAAATTTGTGCATGAGTATCCTTGTATAAATCTTTTAAATCATTGTCCAACGCATTTTCAAACTCCGCCTGAACATATTTAATAGCTAAATCAGAAACCATTTTTGCTTTGACATCAGATAATTTAGCCAATTGTTTTTCAGCTGTTTCTCTTACATGTTGGTCATCATCAAACAAAGTCTTGACCAAATCAGACATACGCCCAACTTCTACAACTTTAACACGAACACTAGGGTCTTGATGATTAATTAAGGCATCACAGTCTTTATCACGACCATGTTTTAAGACACAACCTAAAACAAGTGGTTCATCATTGATAGCAACATAATGGTCAAGGTCTTTTTCACGACCACGTAAGGCAACCGCTGCACGAACCAATTTAACCTCATCGTCAACTAATTTATCTAAATGACTATCATCACCAACAGTAGCTACTGTCAAACGCACTGAAAAGTCATTATGCTCAACTAATTTGTCTAAGTGTTCTTTATGTTCATGAATAGCAATTTCAGACAAAACAAATGGATATTCACTATCAATCAAATAGTTTAAATCTTCTAAACGACCATAACGAGCAACAGCTGCTTGAACAAATTCTGAAGGGTTATTACGATGAATTTCTAATTTTTTACCAGACAAAGCTTCATCAATTTTGTCCCATTCGTTTGGGTTTGAGTGTTGGAATAAATCTGCATTAACGTTCATATACATCTCCGCCTAAATCTTGTAAATCTTCTGTTGATAATCCGTTTTGGTTTTCATAAGCTTGTGACAATTCTTCATCAGATAAAGCAATAGACTCACCAATCGCATTTGTCAAATCATGACCTAAGTTTTGTAACTTATCTAATAAAGCATCCAGACGTGATTTATCTACAGACCGGCGAATAGAATAAACCTGACTGTATTGAACACGAGTCTTAGCAAACTCATCAATCACATCGCAAACATCATCTGTAGCTTCAACAAATCGCAATTCATTGTACTTCATGTTTTCAGGTACAAAACGACGAATATCTTTAGCAACCTTTTTATCTAACTTATCTAAAACAGCTTCAAGTGCATAAGTTGTACCATATGAATAACCTTGTTCAATATTATCCAACTGTTCTTCAAATTCATCTTGATAGGCATCTTTTAAATAGTCATAAATATTGTTTTCTAATGGTTTAAAATAACCACGAGGGTCTTGTAATGTTGGTACTCCATTTGCTTCAGAGACCTTATTAAATAAAGCAATCGCTTCATCTTTAGTAATCAAATCACGATATTCATCTGTATGATAGTTGGACAATTTCCCTAAATCCACATGAACATAATTTCCATGTAGAGTAAAGGCTTGTCCCAACTCTTTTCTTAATTCATTACTCACAGTAACACCTCAATCATCGTTTTACTTAATTATACCATAAAACATGACAAATTGCAAAATGTTGACCATAAACTATTATCTAAGTCTATTATATCACATCATAACGTTTTTGTCGCGTGTAAACGTAGTAAATTACAATATTTTATGAACATTTTGATACTTTGTGTCCATAATTGTCAACACCTCTTAAAACGCAATTAGAGGCCCAAATTAGACCTCTAATTGTTTATCGGACAAATCCCTTAAGTCATCGCTAGACAGGTTTACAGAGCCTTGTACAACCTTAGAAGCAGCTTCTAACTGTTCTTTGTAGGTTTGTGATAAGTTTGCCACTTTTTCTTGGTCTTCAGGACTCAAACTTTCAGTATAATGCTCAGCCAAGAATTTAATTTTAGGATTTGAGTCATGTAAAGCAATCACCAAATCTTGTGGGCGTTTATGCTCCATAACAGCATCCACAACAGTAGATGACAAACCGTCTGTCACATGTCGTGACATTAAGACATCTAAATCTTGTGGCCGACCAGCGATGGCGACTTCAAGCAAGACATCATGCGAGTTATCATTCACCAAAATGTCTAAATCCGTATCACGTTGATGAGCGGCCACTTCAGCTCGAACATCAGAATTAGCATGTCGGACTAAAACATCTAAATCTTGTGGACGCCCACGACGGGCAATAGCTTTATAAACAACATCTGATGTTCCAAGTTCCATCAACGCATCTAATTCATTATCAGGCACCTTTGGTACAGCACGAGCCTGAGTTTCAGGTTGACCATGACGTATCAAATAAACAAGATGTTCCTCATCGCCTAACTCAGCCAAGTAGGTTTGTACATCTGTATGGTCACTATAAACTAAATGGTCATATGTGACGTCACGATTATTTAATACACTGTTATCTAACGCAGCAAGTGTTGTTTCACTATACAAATCTTTATCAAGAATCTTTTGAACTTGTTCATCTGACATGTATCCAACAGACTGTTGCATTAAACGTGGACTCATTTCATCAATTAACGAATCTGGCAGATATCCAATGGAGTCAACAACATTTTGAATGAATTGACGTTCATCATCTCGTGAAACATATAAATAACCTTCAACATATCCAAAATTTGTTTTCGCCAAAGCTCGGTTAATACGAAACTTGTTGACTAAATCTCCAACAGCACCTAATTTACTCATTGACTAACCCCGCTTCTTGTAAGGACTCCAAATCATCAAAAGTTAGTTGTGACGCACGCATCTCCTCTAACTGTTCTTTTTCTTCATTAGATAAACGGTCAAAAAAGCCATTTTCAGTTAAAATCAAATTATCTTGTGGACGATTAAAGACAGCCACCTCAAATAAGACGTCATCACTTTTATCATTGACTAAAATATCTAAATCTTGTTCACGCCCATGTGTTGCCACAGTTGCACGAACATCTTCAGATTCATGATGTACTAAAGTATCTAGGTTTTCCCCATTACGTGCCATTTCAAGTAATTTTTCAAATTCTGTCATCTTATTCACCTGTTTCATTATTCTTCTTCTATTATATCACAACATTGCTAAAAAAGCAAAAAAGAGGTCATATTTAACCTCTTAGAATTGGTTTAGAAGAGACGCAAGGTCATCATCTAAGCCCATTTGTTCATTGGTAATGTCTTTCAGAGCTTTACCAAATTGTTTACCTGATTTATATGACAGTTTCGCCGTTGACATATCAGTTCCATTCAGAACCCCATGTCCAAATTTAGCACCCGGTTCTTGCTTTTCAGCAACCAAGTTAACAAACTTATCTACAGCTTGTTCCGGAATCAAACCGTTCGTTACTTCTTTAAGTACTTGACGTGAACGTTCAATATCATACTTACCAGACATTACAGACTTCATGTCTTTAATACCTTGGTCAATAACAGGCAATTTGTCAGCGTTTTTCTTCATTTGAAGTACTGATTGTGTCATCGTATGAGTGATGTCCATTGCTGTACGTACCAATTCAGCATCGAATTCTTGGTCACCCAAGTTCGCAATCAAGTCATTGGTTACAGAACCAGCCAAACCAGTCCATTCAGACTTAGCAATCAAGGCTTTCATTACGGCCCGGTTCTCATCAACTGTATAACCGTTTTCAAAATGGTGTTCCATGTCAGCACGATTACCTTTAATACCATCATCAGCTAATTTACCAAGTGAATCTAACAGAGACTGTTTGTCCGTAAATGATAAAGCATAAGCACCATATGATTGTGGACTATTCACAATTTGTTTCAAGTCACGTTCAACCAAGGCTTGTAACTCTTCATTAGACTTACCATCGTCAAATGTTAAATCAGAAGTGTCAATATTATTAGCAGTTGCAGCAGCCTTAAAGTGTCCGCCTAACGCTAAGTAAACTTCACCATAGTGGTTCAATTGTTCAGTTACAGATGAACGATTATACATTTCATCACGACCAGCCTGAGTCAAGTTCAGTTGTTCTTCTTTACTTGCACCCTCAGAGTCACCATCATAGTCTTTATCCTGTTGTGGAGCAATCAACGGTTGCATATGCATAACGTTTGTTTCACCACCACCAACGTTCTTGAAGAAAATGGTGTTACCAGACTTAATAGCTGGGTCACGGTGAGCGATTACACGAGCAGTATCCAGTGTTGAACGAACTTCATCTAATCCAAGACGTGGGTCTGGAACAATGATATCCGTGTGAGCACCCTCAGTAAAGGTCATAGTATCAATATTCTTAAGAATATTGTTTTTACGAGTCAACAATGAGTAGTCATTACCAACAGCGTGGTCATAGTGGCGTTGCAAATTCTTTGTGTTACCCAGTGACAAATCTTTAAAGATTTCTGAATAACGATAAGGAATAATTCCGCCATCAGTTACACGAATTGGTAAAATGTTACGTCCATCACTGTCTTTCATGACTTCACCAGTCAATGGTGATACCAACTGATTTTCACCCAAATCAATATTGATTTGTCCATTTTCCATTTGTTTCATAAGAGACAAACGAATCACTGATGGTGTAAATCCAGCATATTCAGTCACATCAATAGTTGGTGCATCAACAACCTGTTTTACGTTACCTGGTGTTACCAGTTGAGCATCATCTACAAAAGAGATACCCATACGTTGAAAGGCTGTTGCTGCTTTATCGATATGTTCTGCCCGTACTTCATCATTGACAAAGGCTTGGTTATACATATCCATACCGATTTTAGAAGCTAAAGCATAACGGAACAATGTTGAGTAACGACGACCTTGACCCTCAACAGCATAGTCTTTAGACTTGTGCTCAGCTGTTTGTGGGAGACTCATATACATGATTTCCGTGATACCGTCTTTCACGACAGTTCCATCAGGTAAATGTAAGTCTGAAGTTTGGCCCGCAAGACCTTCATGAGCCACACCCATGTTCATACGTGACGCAAGGGAAATTGGACTAACAACCATATCAACATCTGGATTTAACTGAGCAAATTTGACAGCGTTTTCCAATTGTTGTTCACGAGCTGTTTCTAAGTCCATTTCAGGGTCAACAATCAAGGAAATAACGGACTTGTTACCATGTCCTAAGTCTTCCATTTTGTCCCCTACACGTTTAACACCATGAGTTTCACCGTTTTCATCACTGTAACCATATTGTTCAGCACCTTTTTGCGTCATAACAACAGCGTCTTCACTGTTAAAGAGACCAAATTCAGCATAAGCAACTTTCAGTTTCTTAACATCTGTTGAAGTCAACATAGCATTGAAACTCATTTGGTTACGGTTAAAGTTATCTTTATCAACAAAGTGTTCATTCAGAATATCACCAACAAGTGAGTGTTCTGATTCACCACGTGTTAAAGTTCCATCAGGATTAATTTGAGCATCTTTTGTTAAGTAGAAAATCATACCCATGTTAGAACCGTTTGAAGTTCCCAGTGGGTCAATAAGACCACGAGCATCTTCGTCTAACATCATTGTATTAACAGCGCCTAAATCATCTGTTTTGTCATAGAATTCATTCAACAGTGAGTTTGTTGAAGCATATGACTTGTCCAATACAATTTTACGTTTTAAGGTATCAAGGATTTCTTCACCATATGGGTGTTTGTCAAAATCAATGAGATTACGAGTAACATCTAAAATTGTTTGGAACTTAATGTCACCAGCTGACATATCATATTGCAGTTTAACAGAGTCAAGAGCCGTTTGAACAGGGTCAATGACCCGTAAACGTTCAACACGAGAACCCTCACCCTCAGCAAAGTATCCGATGTGGTATGGCAAATAACGTTTATTACCATTTGAGAACACACCCTTTTCATCCACTGATGGCAAGTTTGTGATCAAGCGTTCACCAACACGAAGAACACCGTTTTTGGCATCGTATTCAGCTTCTTCAACACCAATAGATGTCATCAAGCGACCCAAGAAACTGTCATCAGCTGTAATTGTCTCAAACTCATAATTCATTTGAGCTGTTCCAAGTGGAACATTATAGACACGTGACAGAATATCCATACGATATTGACTTTCATGAGTCAAGAAGTAAGGAATATCTTTTTCATCTACATTAAATGAGAAGAGTTCATCAACAATATCTGAAGCAGATACATTTGAGTCTAACAAAAGACCATTTAATTCAGAGAAAATGTTTTCATATTGAATTCCAGCTGCTTGCAAATCCGCTGCTGCAGCAACTTGAATATCTTCAATAGACACTTCATCTTGTGAACGACGACGTGACCGTGTTTTACGACCACTTTTTTGACGTCCTTGAATAGAACCCAAGACTTCTTTTGCTGACTCAACATTATCAACAAGTTTTTCAATCGCATCGATACCGTTTTCTTTAACAGAGAAACGAGCACCATTGACGTAAACCATGTCAATTGATGTTAAAGAGTCATCTAAAAGAACAGACCCATAAGGTGTTCCAATTACAACACCATAAGGCGCCCGGTCACGGCTCATACGAACCTGCAAGTTCGGACGACGCATAATAGTTGCAAAACGATTTAAAGTGTCTGTATCCATGCGGTCTAATGCATCTTCAACATCTACTGATAGTTTACGTTTAATAAAATCTTTAGCGTTTGACATGTTTACCTCAATTTTTCAATTCGTTTATTAAATTCACGCACCAGGGCATCACTTGGCGCCAATACTTCAAGTACAGATTCATAATCTTCTGTACCGAAGATTTCTTTAGAAATCTCTAGCATCATTAAGCCCCCAGAATATGTTCAGCTGAGCGACCCAAATCAACCACAGCATCATTAAATGATTGAGCAAAAGCCTTTTTATCCACTAATTGAATCAACTCATCTTTATGAGCTTCAAAAACAGACTCTAACCCATTGTCTTTTACGAACTCATCTAACTCAACTAAAAGAACCATTTCATTTGCAAAGGCTTGTTCCAATTGACGACGAGTTGAAGTAATATCATACTTATCTTCAATATTATTAAATGGAAGCGCTTGTGTTGGTTCATCAACTTGAGCATCCAAGAGTTCAACTGATAATTTAGATAATGGTAATTCATCAGGATTGCGTTCACTACCATGTGCATTTTGATTAAGAACACGCAAATAACGTGGGTCAAAATCATCTAAATTATAAGTTTCTTCACCTGATAATTCATTCAAGGTGATTTTCTTTTGCCTGAAATCAACCAGACCAACAATTTCAACTGGTTTTTCATCATTTGGAACAAGACCAACCGTACGTTGATTTAGTCGATTAATGGTATTACGTTTACTATTATAAAAGTCCGTCTTAATTTCATGGTCAAGAGCTTCAACAGCATCACGGAAACTAGTGTCTGCCTGAGTTAAGCCTTGAGTGACGGCACGATATGTTTCTAATTTGGACATAATATTCACCTTTCACGTATATAACCATTATATCATGACATTGCTAACTTTGCAAGTACCAGAACATGAAAATAAGGAGTAAAACTCCTTATTTTTGTAATTCAGTTTCTTTTAAATCGTTCAAATCGTTAGATAAATCCAAATGATTATGAACTTGTTCAAACATCACCTTTTCAAAAGTTAATGCAACATCATCTGGTTTGTAACGACGAATAACATCATGTGAATGAACAGAAGTGACTTCACGGTCAGTGATGTCAAAATCAATCACAGGTTGACGATTTTCACCATCGATTTCAGTCAGAATAACATTGATACCATTTTCAGGATATTGAACATCAACTTCCAGTTGTACAGTTTTAGGGTCTTGTCCCAAATCAGCAAAGCGTTCAATTTCTACAGTAGTTTTCTCAAAACCATGTTCACGAAGAATTGATTCCGTTTCTGTCAAAGTCATCAACATATGACCAAGCACAGCATCTTCCTAATTTTGAGTACGGTAGCCAAAATCCACATCTAGTGATTCATAATTCTTTGTCATTTTATTTTACCTCGTTAATTCAGTTTCTTTTAAATCATCTAAGCCATCAATAAAGTCTTTGTTCTCACTCAGACCTTGCGAAATCATATCAGCTAATTCAGTCACGTTGTTAACATCTTGAGCCGCCCCAAAGCTATGAGACATGTGAGCCAATTTATCTTGAACATCTCGGTTCATATTCTTATAAGATGTCATAACAGCTGCTGCTTGTACGGCGTCTTCAACCGTATCATAAACAATGAGATTGCCTTGTGAATCTTTAAGAACATCTGTATTGTCTAAATTTTTAAGTTGAACAATGGATAAACGACCGTGACAAACAGCAAGAGTTCGCTTGTCACCATATTCATACGCAACATCTGAATCAAATACGAATAAGTCTCTATCAATACGTTTAGCCAGTTCAGGACTGATTGTACTCGCATTTTCGAGCATTTTAGGTGCGTAACGCAAATCGGTAATCGATTCTTGATTTGCTTTACGAAGATGTTCTGTCAAAAACTTTTCATCTGTTGAACGAATCGTTTCTTCTAAGGCTGTTTTCAAATACTCTGGTGAAAAATCAGCAATATTAGGATACAACTGAATAGATACATTGTCTGAGTCATCGACTTTAATGTCAGCCAATCTATATCCTGTACCATATGATGTTTCATACAAAAAAATATTTACAGATTTTTGGTCACAACCCACGATTCCAGATAATCGATTAGACTGGGACAATGTTGTTGTGCCATATGTAAATGGTACATCAATTTTATAGCCGCCAATCATTTCAAGTTTGTCTCGCATATCATAAAAGAATTTACCATATTCTGTCAAATATTCTTTATGTGCAGTTTTATTATCTTCAACAATACTATTTTGATTTTCTTTAGCGTCTACAACATTTAAAAATCCTGGATTCATTATTTACCTCATTAATTCTTCTTCTTTTAAGTCAACTAAACTGTTTTCAAATTCTTGATTAGCTAGTGTTTCATTAAACCAATTAGCAACAGCCCTAACAGATTTCACTTCAAATCCGTCAACCGGTTCTTGTACTTGAAAATCCCAATAATGGGGATAAATATATTCACGTGGAGCCAATTTATTCAAAGCTGTAACAGCATCATCTTCTGTGTTAAATACAACTAAATTGTTATTTGAATCTGTCATCAACAACTCAGCATCTGCATACCCCATAGCTCTTGAAACAGATGATACAATTAATTTACCATTGTTGGGTACAATCGTAAATCCAGCACCATGTGTGTTTTTCGCTTCTTTAACGGGCGCTAATTCACAATTCTCCACAATTTCTTTAGAAAACGTGAAATATTCAGGCAACGATTGTTTATTAGCATCAACACGAGCACGTCTAAGCTCTTCATGTGACAAATCTTTAAATGCGTTTTCCAATACAGTGTCTAAAAATTCAGGTGAAATACGAGTCAAACCATCATCTTCTGTTGTTTTGGCTGATAACCCAAAGAAACCATTTTTGATTTCCGTATTAACCATAAGCATATATGGTGACATACCATCAAATTTAAGAGTTACTTCCATGCCATAATCACGAGCATAAGCATAGGCACTCATGATATTATCATATTTATAACAAGAATCTAGTTCAATTGTTTTTGCAATAGAACTTTCACGAACCTTATCATGATAAGGCCAAAACCGGTCAACAACCATTTTCTTTGTTGGTTCATGCATTTTAAAAGCATTTTGAACAGTGTTACATGCTTTTTCTTCTATGTCTACTTTATCCAAAAATCCCATAATCACCTCTGTATAATTCGATTAACCATGTCATCTCCTTAATAAATCTATTATACCATAAAAGATGAAAAAAGTCAAAAAAGATGACATTGTCATCTTTCATAAGGTAAACTATACGAATCTTGAACCCCAGCCGTCAATTTCATTGCCTGTATTGGAATATTATCAAAGTCATCACTAAAATACAAAGCCTTTAATTTTGCTCGTGGGTCAATAGTTCGGTCATTCATAAATTGGTCAGTAATGTCAGCTAACATGTTCTCATACTTTATAAATGTCTCAACGTTTTCTAAGTTGTATTCTTTAGCGAAACCATATAAAACATCAGCAAAGGTATCAACATAAATGTCTGGGTTTAATAGTTCATCATAACAATCACTGTTCCAACAACTTCGATGACCATTAAGCGGTTCAGTTATTGTTTCAAAATGGCCAGTCCGTTGATGTAAAATCCCAGCGGTACTTGGTGTATCTTGTGTCAGATAAGCTGAACAAAACTTAGCACAACGTCCATCATGAAAGATATGAGCTCCAATAGTATTGTCATATCTTTCATATCTGTCAACAACAATTGCATAATTTCCATGATTATAAATGATAGGTTCATTGTTTCGCTCATCTAACAGAACCAACATATCATCTGTAATCGAAAACGCAAAATCAACAAACATATCATCCATATACGCCATACGTAAATCACGATACTTATCTAAAGTCTCATATTTCTTTTCATGATTTTTCAAGACATCTTTGCCTTCAAAGTCATAACCAAATCTATATTTGGCTTTAGCTTTTAAAAACTCTTCACTATTCATTAATATAATTCGATTAAATCATCTTGTATTTTACTGCTCCATTAACATGTCGCCCAAATCAACAAGACCTTTTTTAAAGTCATCAAACTCTTCTATGCCTTGTGTAATCTGGTCAGCAACATCCGTAAACGATTCACAAGTATGAGCTGTTAAAGGCGTTGGAATCATGTCAACATAGACAGGTTTAATGTATTTACCCGGAACCATAATATTCAGAACCTTTTCAGCAACTTTATGATTATCAAATACAGCGATTTTATCATCAGAGTTCTTTAAGACTTCGCATTCAGACGCATAACAACGATACTCATGAGCGTGTAAGATGTCCAATTTACCACCATTAAGATAAATAACATGTTTCTTACTGCCAAAATCAATAGTGTTACGTATTTCATCAAGTGACATCATTTGACAATGTTCTGCCATACTAACGTCATAAATGAATGTATCAGGCAATGATTTTAAATTAGCTTCACGGAACATTTCAGCTTTTTCTTCTTTTGTGAATGATTCAACCACTTGTTTAATGGTAGTCTTCACATATTCAGGCGAAAACTTATACAACTCATCATCAAATAATGACTCTGTACGTAACCCAAACAACTTCTTTGATACATATACCTCAAACATTGGTTCACAAAAACCATAAGCGCTTTGAAACTTCATGTTTAACTGACCGTTATCATAATGGATACTACATTGTAATTCAATGTCTTGACCACTTACACTTTTAGCAAACGGAACATAGGTATAAATGTTACCAACATCCTCAATTTTATCACGATGTGGCCATAACATATCTCTAATGTCATTGACCATTTCTTTATATTCTTTGGTGGACTCATTTCTCACAGTATTTTTATAATTTTGATATTCCCAAGTTGGTAATAATGCCATTTCAAATCTCCATTGTTAAATTATTCAAATCATCCAAACCATTTTTAAAATCTTGGGATGTTTCTAAATCTTTAGTAATACTATCAGCAACCTCAGTCATGGATTTACATGTACGGACTGTCAAAGGTTTTGGAACCAGTTCAACATACGTTGGCTTAATATGTTGACCCGGAACCATGATATTCAAAACGTTTGCTGCAGCATCATAACTATCAAACACTGCAATTTTACCATCAGAATTTTTCAAGGTTTCACATTCAGACGCCCAACATCTATAATCATGAGCTTGTGTGATATCCCATTTTCCGCCATTAAGATAAGTCACATAAGCCGAATCGCCCCATTTAATATTACTCCGTATATCATCTAACGAAAGCATTTGACAATGTTCTGCCATACTAACGTCATAAATGAATGTATCAGGCAATGACTTTAAAGTAGCTTCACGAAACATTTCAGCCTTTTCTTCTTTTGTATATGAATCAATGACGTGTTTAATGGTTGTTTTTATATATTCTGGCGAAAAGTCATATAACTCATCATCAAATGAGGACTCAGTATGTAAGCCAAACAGCTTCTTTGACACATGTACTTCAAACATCCGGTCACGAAAATCCATATATGTATTTTTAAACATCATACTCAACTGACCGTCACTATAACGAATGTCACAATGTAATTCAGTATCTTGAGCACTGATACTTTTAGCAAACGGTACATATGTATAAATATTACCAACGTCTTGAATTTTATCACGATAGGGCCAAAGCATATCTCTAACATCATTGACCATTTGTTTATATTCTTGTGTAGAAATGTCCTTCACAGATGTTTCATAATTTTCTTGTTCCCAACGTTGTAATAATGCCATGTCTGACCCCTTTACTAAATCTTTAATAAGTCTATTATACCATAAATCATGACAAAAAGCAAAAAAGGTGACATGAAGTCACCATTACATAGAAGTCAAGACTTGTGTCAAACCACGTTCGTTAATACCCTGAGAATATGGAGCCGGAATACCAAAGATTAAATCGGCCGATTTATTCATAGCTTTCAAACGTTTGTTAAGTTCAACAAAAATACTATCGTCACGCATGACCGTTAAGCCCATGTCAACTGTGTAACCAGTTAAAGCTGAGAAACCGCCACCTAAGAAGATAATAGCGTCGAAATAGTCACGAGAACCATAAGTCTTCATGATAGTATCGACCACAGTTTCCACAAAGGCTGACTTCGTTGGCTGCACATAATTTTCCCACAATTCCCGACGTTCTTTACGACGTTTGTTAGTTGATTCCAACACCTTTTGTAAATCTTTACGACTTTCAATTGTCAGATTTTCACGTGCCGCTGTACTCATTGCATCTTCTAATAGATTACCATATCCTCGTGTTACAGAATATGAGAAATCTGGATTAAACCGTTTATTACGGAAAACAGCTAAGTCAGTAGTACCCTCACCAATATCTACAATAAGGAAATCTTCAAAACTTCCTACAGGGTCTTCATCTTCACCCAATTCTTTATAGACATGGTTTAAAGTCTCACGAAATTCCGCATCAACAGTATCTAACATACCCAAAAAACCAGCTTGACCTTCGTTCATAACAACAGCTGTATCAATATGTACTTCTAAACGACGAATACCGTCTTGAGTGAAGACCATGACAACGTGTGTACCAGTCAGCAAGTCCTTATATTCTTGAATCAGACCAATCGTCTTTGCTTCCACAATTGGTACAGTCACAGCCAATTTCACATGTACAACTTCTTCATCAGTGTTTTGGGCAATCGCACCAAACATCAATGCTGTTGTAATTGGGTTATTTGCTTTGTAAGATGTTGATGTCACATCATATTCCTGATAACCCGGCATATTGATAGCTTTATCACCAATAGCTGTAATCGTATTGAAGTGTTCTAACTTACTGTCAACTACCTGAATATAAAAATCTTCTTCATATGGAAAATCAACATATTTAGCATCAGGAATTTGTACTACAGCTGATGGATATTTAATATTTGCTAATAATTCATTGTCTTCTGATAACATTGCACCTTTAACAGTAGAGTTACCAATATCTAGTCCGAGTTTCATTTATGTGTCTCACTTTCGCTTAACTTGTTCAAAATATTTAATACTAATTGTTTATCAACAGTTTCCGCATCTTCACTCACCAGTTGTGTCGCTAAACTTAAAGTAGTCTCACGAACAGCTCTGGCTTGTATATGGTCAATAAAAAGCCGTATCGCCTCTTGACCAATTTGAGATTTGGAATACTCCCCCGAATCAACCAGCTGATTAATGAAATCAACCTGTGACTCAGTCAGAGTAATGGTAAATCGTTTTTGAGCCATTTTAATAGAGTTCCTTTTATTTTATAAATCTATTATATCATAAAAAAGAACTTTTGTCAAGCAAAAAAGTGCAGATTTCACACATTTTTGTTAAATTTTAATGTAAAGAGACTTGAAAGTCTTTCAAATCATCTAAATCTGTATCTGTAAAAATCAAATCATTAGCCAATTCTACAATCGCTTCACGATAGACCTCATCTACATCTGTATATTGTTTATCTTGTGTTGCCATAACACCCGCAAAATATTCAATAATTTCTGTGGGGTTATTTGTTTGTAAATGTTCTTCTTTATATTGTTTAAAGAATTCAACCGTTTCATCATAGACATCTTCTGGTATTAAGATTTTACCAGTATGTAAAAAAGCTGATAAATGGTCACCTTGTTCTTGATTAGCTTGAGCCCAAGGGTCACGACTGAGGTCAAATGTTTGTTCACTACCAATAAATTCAAAAACCCATGGTTTTTCATTAGATTCTGACATGCTTTGAAGTTCATGAATACGGTCAAGTGGATAAATTCCATCAATATTAAAAGGTAAAGTTTTCATAGTGTTCTCATTTCTGTTTAATAACTCTATTATATCATATTTTTATCAGTTTTTCAACTTTGTATACACAAAGTTGAAAAAAATAAGGACTAAAGTCCTTAAACCACTTTACTCACGAACATTTTCATGCCGATGTTCATTTGCATACGCAAATGGCCCATTAGGACTTCGTCCTAAAACCACTTCATCTATGAATGACCCAGTTTGTTCCCAATTTGCCTACGCAAATTGTGCATCAGGGCTCAAGCCCTGAGACCAATTAATCTATGAAAATAAATTTAAGGGGACTTTATTATGCCAAAATATATTGCCGAATTTAAGGATAAAAGCGGAGAAACAATTCAATTCTCCCTACACGATGATGACATCTTCCAAGCTGACAAACGTGCTCAAAAACGTGCCGATATGAATAATTGGCAATATGTCAGCATCACAAGCGCAAAATAGGATAAAATTATGACCGATTTATATGTATATGTCTTTGCTAGTCGAAATAAAGACAACAAAGACCTTGAAAACTTCAAACAACGTACGCAATCATTTGTTACAGACAAACCTCTTGACCAAGTCAAGCAAGAATTTGACCTCTTTGCTGAACAAGGCCTTGACGGTGAAATGTCACGTCTCTATATGAGCCTAAACCCACGTCGCAATAAAGAAACTCTTGTTGCTCTAGTGCAAAATTTAGTTGAGAAGCTTTCAACAGATTTTCCTGTAACATCTCATAAGCTATCAAGCATGTTGGTTTCAGAAGCAACAAAAGCACCTGCTAAAACCAATAAATGGCTTTTTGACTTTGACTATGACTCAGAACAACTGTTGAATGAGTTTGTTCATGATGTCAAACAATACGCTACTGATGAAAAACCATTAGAAGTGACAATGCATAAAACACCAAATGGTTATGCTGTTGTAACATCACGAGGTTTTGACACTCGTGACTTGCTTGCCAAATGGACGAATGTTGAAAACAAACGTGATGGTCAACTGCTTGTAGCATGGAAAAGAAAAGGTGAATAGGTGACTTTATGCCTCAAAAACTAAAAGTTAAAAACTTAGGTATCGTCTTTGGCACCTTTGCGCCCATGCATACTGGTCATGTCAGTCTCATCACCCGTGCAAAGCGTGAAAACGACGCTGTTTTAGTTGTTGTATCAGGTACAAACGATGAAACTGACCGTGGAACTCGTGCAGGACTTCATCTAAACAGACGTTTCCGTTACGTACGTGAAGTCTTTAATAACGATGAGTTGACACGAGTTGTTAAACTGGACGAAACAGGTATTCCACCACATCCAAACGGTTGGAGCCACTGGTTACAGTTGTTACATAAACTGATTCATGACAATGCAGAATTTCCAAGTCTCCATTTCTATGTTGGAGAAGAAGAATATGTGTCAAAAATCAAAGGCTATTTTTCAACAAGGTTTTCACTTGCTCAACGTCGCAGTGGTCGTACTGAACAGGTAACCTTAGTTGAACGTAGTACAATTCCAGTATCAGCAACAGCTATTCGTGAAAATCCACTGGAGTATTGGCGTTATATCACCAAACCCTTTAGACGTCACTTTACTAAAAAGGTCTTAGTGATTGGTTCTGCATCTGGTGGCAAAACAACACTGGTTCAAGACCTTGGTCAAGTGTATAATGCACCCGTGTCATTGGAATACGCTCGTGCCTATCAGGCTCGTTACAACGTCCGTGATGACGAACTAGACGTCAATGACTATGTACATCTTTTAGCTGACCAATACAAGCAAACATCAGACATCATTGATGAGGGTTTACACTCGGGTATTGTCTTTGCAGACACAAACTCAAGTGTCACACAAGCATACATTGACTATTATCTCAAAGATGAAATTTCTGATGAAGATTATGCTATGTTGACTCAATTATATGAGGCAACATTTAGACGTGAACAATGGGATTTGATTTTCCTTGTTCCACCAAAATCAACATATGTTGATGACGGTTTTAGAGATATGAGTATGTCTGACCAAACCATTCGTGATGATTTCACCAATCATTTGTTAGAATTGATTGAACCATTCAAAGACAAACTAGTCATTTTAGACTCCGACCCGGATAATTTCTTTATGGACAACTTCAACAAGGTTGTTGAAACCATTGACCAAAAACTAAACATTCAAATCTAAAGAGGTCTTTGACCTCTTTTCTTTATCTTAGAAATAGGAGAATTTTATGCAACTTATTTTCGCATCTACAAACATTGACAAAATCCGTGAAGTAAAGAAACTCTTGCCTGACCATAAAGTTTTAAGTCTACTTGATTTTCCAGAAATCGAAGACGTAGAAGAAACAGGTGCAACTCTAACAGAAAACGCAAGTCTCAAATCAACCACCATTGCAAAACAGCTCAACTATCAATATCCTGTTATTGCAGATGACTCTGGTTTCTTTGTAGACGCACTTGATGGTGCACCGGGTGTTCATTCAGCTCGCTGGACAGGTACTCATCGTGACTATGAAACTCAAAATCAAAAGATTTTAGAACTACTAAAAGGCCAGACAAATCGCAATGCACATTACAAGACCGTTATTTCGTATGTAGATACAACAGGTCATGAATATTTCTTCATTGGTACAATGGATTTGAAAATTGCTCAAGAAGAATCGACTCAGCCCGGCTTCAGTTATGACACTATTGTAACTTACAAGGGTCAATATGTATCTGAAATACCCTTAGAACAAAAAAATGCTTTATCAGCACGTGGTCAAGCACTTCAACATTTTGTTGACCACATCACAAAAGAACAAGACAATAACTTAGCGTTATGAGGTACTCAAAATGAAACTCACTAAATTATCATATTACCTCATATATTTATCATATGTTTTAGAAACATATTTATGTATAGCGATGGGAAATCCTACATCCATTCAACAGCTTATCCTTACAATACTATGGGGCGTATCAATAATCATTCATTTTACTCTCACAGTCTATTTTGAAAAACTCTATGTGGTCAATACTGTGTATCTTTTAGCGGTTTGTGTTTGGTGTCTTTTAAATGACCCAGTAAATCATCTACTTCAAACCATTGCTACAGGTGTTGTGGGACTTCTTTTATCTATTTTTGGTATTATTTATGTATGGCACAATTTCCGTGAAACAGACAAATGGAAAAACTTTAAAAAATTATTCGTAACGACCAATGAATAATAAATGTGACAAAAAGAGACACATCCTTAACTGATTAAGTAATTTTGTCACATCGTTGTGTCACATGTGACATTTTTATCTATGTATGACAAAAATTTTGTCACATCGTTTTGTCACATCCTTAACCAGTTAACCATTATATCTCTGTACATTATCCTTGAATTGTCCATTTTACACCTCATTTTGCATATTTATGCAATATTTATGCATATTTTTATCTCATATTTTATACCTATATAAAAATGTCACATTTTTGTCACGTCCCCAAACCCCGTCATATCAACGTTTCAGGAGTTTTGTCACATCGATGTGACAAAATTTAGGTCAAAAATCCTATGCACAACAACTGCATAACCCTTGGGGCTCTAGGCGTTAAGGGTGATGTGACAAAATTTTGTCACATTTTGTCTCTACTTCTAACTATATTTTATT